TTTTTGCGTAGACGCCAAAGATTCTTTCTGGGGATTAACAGCTAATCTACTGTCGACGAACACAATTTTTAATTATGCCTGGCCAGGAAATAGTTTTGATAGTGTAGTTCATGTCATGATCAGTGAGCAGAATTCATATGATTGGAAAAAAGATTTTTTCCTGATTGGAGTTCCGCCATTGCCCCGACTAACTGTAGTCAGTAAAGATGATAAAAAAACAACAATCGGCCATAAGATTGACCCTATTTCTTGGCAAGACGATGCATTCAATGTTTTGTGTCATCACGGTATGGAAAATATTTCAAGTCATGTAGATAAAAAATTTGCTATACATGAAGACAGCACATGGACCCAAACTCAAGCTATGCGTAATATTTTTTTATTAAATACCTGGTTAGATTCAAAAAATGCCAACTACTTAATATTGAATTTGTCTGTGGATTTTTATCAAGATAATTCATCTGTTGGAGATTTTTTATTAACACATTGTTTATCTCATTCACGCAACATATTGTTCCAGGATGGATACTATTCTATTAATTTAAATGTCAATGAGCCAGCAGATTTTAAACAACACGGATGGATGGGCCATCATGGACCTCGGGGTAATAGGCATTATTTTGAAAAATCAATCATACCAGCATTAGAAAGAAATAAATTAATTTAAAGGAATCGCATGCTTAAAGATTACGGACTTGAAGTCCAACGCCTGTTCCTAGAAATGATGTTGCAAGACGCAGAAAGCTATGTGCGTGTGCAAAACATCTACAATCCGGAAAACTTTGATAGAAGCCTAAGATCAGCAGCCCAGTTCATCGCCGACCACAGCGACCAACACAAAACCTTGCCCACAGTGGCACAGATTTCGGCCAGTACCGGAATCGTGCTAGAACACTTGCCTGACCTCAACGAAGGGCATTTTGAATGGTTCATGGCCGAGTTTGAGCAGTTTACTAGACGCCAAGAACTGGAACGTGCGATCTTGAAAAGCGCCGATCTCCTGGAAAAAGGCGAGTACGATCCGGTAGAAAAACTGATCAAGGACGCGGTACAGATCAGTTTGACCAAGGACATGGGCACAGACTACTGGGCCGATCCCAGAGCCAGGATTGATCGATACTTTAATTCAGGTGGACAAGTCAGCACAGGCTGGCCGCAGATGGATCGTATCTTGTACGGTGGATTCAGCAGAGGTGAACTCAATATATTTGCTGGTGGATCGGGATCAGGCAAGAGTCTTGTCATGATGAACATAGCCTTGAGCTGGTTGCAGATGGGACTGAGTGGTGTGTATGTGAGTCTAGAATTGAGCGAAGAACTGTGTGCGCTCAGGACCGATGCCATGCTGGCTGGCATGAGCACCAAGGAGATCCGCAAGGACATTGACCAAACCGAACTCAAGGTCAAGCTGGTCAGTAAAAAAGCCGGACAGTATAGAATCAAGGCCTTGCCGGCACAGAGCAACATCAACGATATCCGCAGTTATATCAAAGAAGTGCAGGTGCAGACTGGCATACGTGTGGACTTTGTCATGGTTGACTACCTGGATCTCTTGATGCCGGTCAGTGCCAAAGTCAGCCCCAATGACCTATTTGTCAAAGACAAGTATGTGAGTGAGGAATTGCGTAACCTGGCCAAGGAACTCAATGTGCTGTTTGTGACAGCAAGTCAGTTGAATAGATCGGCCGTGGAAGAAGTGGAATTCGATCACAGTCATATATCGGGTGGTATCAGTAAAATCAACACAGCTGACAATGTGTTTGGTATCTTTACCAGTCGAGCCATGCGTGAACGTGGCAAGTATCAGATACAATGCATGAAATCTCGTAGCAGTACTGGTGTGGGCATGAAGATTGACCTAGACTACAACATTGAAACCATGCGTATCACAGACCCTGGCGAGGAAGAACAAAATAGTTTCAAACGTCCGGGTGGCAACCTCATGGACAGTATCCGTGCCAAGAGTACAGTGACTGCCGCAGATGTGCCGTTTGAACCAGACAGCGCAGTTGGCGCAGTGGATATACAAAGTGCCAAACTCAAACAATTACTGGGCAAGATCAAGACTGGTTGATTGGGACTCGATTGATCAGTGATCCATAAATAATAAAAAGATCCTGGACCCCATATGCAAAAGAAAACTCGTAGTATCCTGGAAGAACTAGAAAATCTCTATGCCGAGCGAGACAGCCGTCACGTGATCGAAAATCGTGCTGCCAACGTGATTGCCAGCGCCATACGCTTGCTGGAACAGATTGATTCCAGCTATACCAGCGAGCAGGCCGAAAATCTACAACGCAAGTTGATCAATGCCATACGATTGAGAGATCCAGCCAAGTTCACCAGAACCGTGAGACGCACCGATGCAAATTCATGAACTGACTCTATCGCGCAAGCCGCAACTGAATGAAATCTTTGGCTTGGGCAAAAGCAAACAAGACAAAATAAATGCCCAGGCGGCCAAGTACGCCGGCAAATTACAAAAAAAAGTCAGCCAAAATGCAGGAACCACAGCACCATTGCAGACCGATGCCACACGCATGGCACAGGCCTCGGCCAAATTCCACGCCAATCCGGCTGCCCAACAATGGGTCAATAATGCTGTGGCCAAGTGGCCATCCGCAGCTGCAACTATAAAAGCCCAGGCACAACCCACAACAACCAACGCACCTGTGGCTTCGGCTTCCACTGCTGGCTCGGCTCCGGTCAGTATAGGTGGACAAACGCTGGATCCCAACAATCCGGCCCACGCACAGATACTGAGTCAGATGAAAAAACAGGGTATTTCAGAAGCCGCTGCCGGAGACAATTATGCCACACTGTTCCGCACCTGGGCCAATCAACAGCTCAGAACTGTCACACTGGATGCGCTAGAGCAGAATGCTGAGGTCAAAAACAAGCTAGAGTCGCTGATAACCCAGATCGAAGCCACGCAGAACAATTTGCCAGCCCAGACCAAATTGGTGGCTGAGTTTTTGAGTACGGCCGTGATCGCCAACCATGTGGTTCAGGACCAGGCTCGTCAAGGACAATACAGTCCACAGACCCGTGCTGATGCCAACACCGAGTCTTCTATCAAACTGGATCCCATACAACAACTCAATCTCAAACGACAGGCACGAGCCGCCGGAATTACCCAGGCCAGAACGACCGGCAATACCGACTTGGACGATTTCCTTCGACAAAACATGGGCATACGGATCACAGGATGAATATATTCGAAGGTGGCAACGTATTCAAAGATGCAGACGGTCGTGCGCTCACACAGCGTATCAATCAGGCCGATGTTGATCCGACAGTCAATTGGCTGGAGCAGTTGACTGGTCTTGATCTACACGGCGACTTGGATCCTGACACAGCCGATTCGCAACACCCCGAAGGATATCCAGAAAAATGGTTGGGCACCACTGGCAAAAAACCCACATCGGGCGACCTAGATCTTGATTCAAGTGACACAACCAAAGATGCCTTACAACAGCGATTGACCCAATGGTGTGTCAGTCACAACCTGAACCCTCAAGAGTATGTTAAAAAAACTGGCAGTATTGTGCATTTCAGGACTCCAATCACAGGACGCCCTGATCAGGGCTATGTGCAAACAGATTTTACATTTTTACCAAAACCACCATGGGGCCGATTTGTGCTCAGCGGCGGATCAGGTAGCCAATACAAAGGTCGTGAACGCAACGTCATGATGAATTCGATAGCCAAAAGCATGGGCTATAAACTGAATCAAAACGATGGCATTGCCGACCGTGCTACCAACCAATTGATTACCGACGATCCAGACAAGACAGCCAAGCTGTTGTTAAATCCGCGTGCTACCCGTAGTGATCTACGTAATGTAGAAACTATATTGAAAGCCTTGGAACGAGATCCCAAACGCGATGCCAAATTGGCCGACTTCCGCGAACACATGAAACGCGAAGGCATTCCGTTTATGGAAACGGCCAACTCCGACCCTTATATCGAATACAGTGATGTGAACTTTCTGGCACGTCTGCGAGATCGTATCGTGAATCAGGGCATGCAGATCATCATCGAAGCAGATGTACAAGGCGGTCGTGCCAAAGGAATTGAGCATCTGGAAGATCTTGTGTTCCGCAACGGCAGTGCTGGCATCAAACGAGCCATGGATATCGTCAAACACACAGCCGCTGATACTGGACGCACAGCCACAGTCAAATGGGATGGTCGACCAGCCCTGGTATTTGGTCGCGAACCCGATGGCACCTTTGTGCTGACCGATGTGGCCGGATTTACAGCCCGAGGCTACAACGGCCTGTTCACCAGTCCCAAGCAGGCCATCTCTTTGCTGGCACAACGTGATCAAGAAGCCCAGCGTCAAGGACGTCCGGCCGGACGTGTGGCCTATCTTGGTCCCATCTATGAAAAACTATGGCCCATGCTGAGTGCAAGTTTGCCCAAGGATTTCCGTGGCTATGTGCAAGGCGATCTATTGTATACCGATCGTCCTGACGAAGAGGCTGGTAATTTTGTGTTCACGCCCAATGCCATCACGTACCGTATACCCATCGCCAGCGACATTGGACAGCGTATAGCACAAAGTGAAGTGGGCATAGCCATGCACACACGCTATGCCGAACCTGGTGCCCCCAAAGAACCCATTGGCTCGATTGATTTTAAACGTGTGCCCGGTTTGTTATTGCTGGAACCGGTATACGCCAAAGAAAATGTGCGTCCAAATCGCAATCTAGTGCAGGCTCTGCGTAACGTGTATTCAGCATCGGGCTCGGCCATAGATGGACTATTCAACCCAGCCGAACTTAGAGCACTACAGATCACAGACTTGCCCAGACTGTGCATTGACTATATCAACAGTAGAGTGGGTACCGATTTTGACGACTTGGTCAACGGATTTGGTCCATGGTTGCAACGCACACAGACTCCTAGAAAGTATGCCAACATAGTGGAATACCTGACCAGTCCCAGAAGCAATCTTGAAGGCATGGCTGCTGCATTTGAAGCCTGGGCCCTACTACACGACATCAAGATGGACATACTGCGCCAACTGGATCTGCAACATCCAGGACAAGAAGGCTGGGTCATGGCCACCACAGGTGGCATGGCCAAGGCCGTGAATCGACTGGCTGGTGGATTTACTGCTGCCAACCGAGCCATAAACAATCCTGGACAAACCCCGGATTTTTCCTCTCCGGCATAAATATTAGTAGGACCTCTGAGTCCATACACAAAGGAGAATCAAAATGGCTTATATAACCGTAGTTTCCGGTGGCGCACAACCGGTATTCGCAACAGACGTATTAAATGGCTCTGTGGCTCAATCAGCAAACTTGGCTGCTCAACCAGTAACCAACTTCCAAGGTCCTAAATTAGACTTTTTTAGTTTGACAGCAAATGCCAATTTGTCTGTTGCAGGTGCAGGTAATGCAATGGGTTACGTTTCAAATGTATTGATGGCTATCCAGCAGATCAGCACAGTTGCAATGTACCAAGTCAGCCCAACTAACCCACAAGTTTTAAACCTTGCAATTTTCCCAACTGGCGCTGCTAACACAGCTACATTGGTAGGTTTGGCTCAAACAGCCAATGCATCGGGTGGTTTAAACATTGGTATTTCCACAGGCAATGTCAATACAACTGCTTCATTCGTAACACAGTAATCGACTTTCGTCGTTAGAAAGCCCCGGCGTAAAATCCCGGGGTTTTTCTTTGGCCGCATTGTGCGTACATAACTATATGCTACATGAGATTCTCTTGCACCACCTTGTTTGACATCACAGTTACCGGTATCACTGGACACTACAAGCCCGCACGAGTGCCGTTCCTGGACAGGGCCAACAATCGGATAGAAGATCAAGCTGCTTGGACCCGTGCCAGGAATCAACAACGCAACTGGGAAACCATCAATCAGATCATAGGCCTACGTACCCAGATCACAGACTCCACTCTGCCGTCGCGGTCCGGACTATCGTGGACGTTTGAATTTGAAACCGAGACTCCGGGTGTGTACGGAACTGATGATGACCCAGTCTCTATACTGCTCAGAGATGCCCAAGGCGTGCCCATGATCGTGGATCTAGACAATCGTTCTGATTTGCCGGCCATGATGATAGTGTCTGGTCCGTCTCAAAATATCTGGTTTGCGCCTGCAGAGCTAAATATATCATGAGCTCAACTACTGACATAGAGAAAAAAAGCCTCGAAGCACATGTGGAACTGTGTGCCGAGCGATATAATGCACTGGAAACACGCATAGATAATGTGGACGAAAAGATCTCCACTCTCAGTCTCATGGTAGAAAAAGTACATGTAATGTTGCAAAAAATGTCAACCAAGCGCAACGATCAACTCATCACCTGGGGAGCAGGTCTGATTGGTGTATTGCTCAGCATCATTGGTTGGTTAATCTCACACTACGCGGTAAAATGAACATAGATCAACAGATTGAACGGTCTCTTGCGACTGAATTTCCTAAATTATTAAAATTGTTTGTGTGTAAAACAGACAGCGGCGAATACGAAGCATTTGGCAAATACCGTATAGTGCCCGAAAAACCTGGCTATCGAGTATTTTGTTCGGCCACTGACGTGGGTGTGTTTGCCAACACACGCAATGCCATCAGTTGGTGTGTGGCCGACAAATATCGTTGCTACGATCTGGCACGTGATCTGCTGTGGTTGGATCAAAAACTCACAGCCATCACCGATGATATCACGGTGCGTGCAGCAGTAGGCGATCGCAGTTCCGACCCGCAATTTCGAGAAGATATAACCATCAAGCTGGAAGGCAAGATCATCATGAAAAAACAGCTGGAACTTCAATTGATCAATTGTGTCGAAAAGGCTAAATATTATCAACAACGAGGATTCGATAATGAAACTGCAAGAACTATCCGCAAGCCCAACAAAACAAGCCGCAAAGGTATTTGAAAGCTATTTTGGTGGTCGCGTGCGACCCGGCAACATGACCAAGAGTCAGGCACGCAATCTGCTACAACGTGTGCGTGGTCTGGTGCAAGAACACCGTGCTACTCCAGATTTTCATCACAGCGAACGCGATCCGGCTTATCTCAAGTTGATCATGATGGAACAGGTATTGAGCTCGCGTCTCAAAGAAGACATGATGCCGCCTCCAACACAGACACAGACACAGAGCCCGGCACAAGCAGCAGCCATGGCTGCACAAAATCTTTCTCAGAAGAAAAAAGCCGACCAAGATCAGCTCAAACAGATCGATGACCAGATACGTGCATTGCAAGCACAACGTAGCCAGATACAACAGCAAATGAATTCGCCAACCATGGAAAATCGTGGTAGACGCAATAGCCTGTATCGTCGCTTGAGCGAAAGCGAAATACAGCAGGCACAAGTGGTTTTGGCTGCGCAGGACATGGTAGATCGTGTACAAAAGATACTGGAAGACGTGACCAGCATGCAGTTCAAAGATTTGCCAGCTTTGGCAGATCAGATCAAGAACGAAGTTGGCGCACAACAGGCCGCACAGTTCAACCAAGATGCCTCAGCTGCCTTGGGTGGCCTGGTACAAAACCTACAGGCCAGCAAACAGCAACTGGAACAGGCCCTGAGTGTGGTAACCGGACAAGATGCCGGCATGCCTCCGGCCATGGGTGCAGTGGACAGTGAACAGCCCGCGATGGGCGAACCTGAACCAGCACCTGATGCTGGCAACAGTGATCTAGAAGCCGACATGGATCTGGACTCCAATCTAGGCTCGCCTCCGGCTGCACTGGGTCGTGGTCGCAGATAATGCGCATGAGAGAAATATTTGAGGGCAACGACGTCAGCTCTCAAAAACTACTGGCCTTGAGTCAGTTCTTGGCTGGTCGAGCCAACGATCAAAATGCCCAAAAACAGATCAGCACTGACGCTTTTATCCAGGCTGCCAAAAGTCTAGGAGTAGAACTCAATGCCAACAATCTTTCTGATTACCTGCAACAAGAACCGCTCAAGGACATACTTGAGCCCATGGATCCGGGGTCGGATGTGATACGTTTTGTTGGCAACCCTGCCGGTGGAGATGTGGGCATGCCGGTAGACCAGGCCCGAGCCGTGGTAGACAAAAACGCCAAGGCAGCTCTAAAAAGACGCACCTAAATGGTTGACAATCTGTTATAAGTATACTACACTTATACACTAGGAGTTGACCATGAAAAAACTTATTGCAACAGGTATTCTAACACTCGCTGTGACCAGTTCACTACCAGCTGAAGCACATTGGCGCAACGGTTGTTGCTATCGCGGTTACAGTGGCTGGGTGGCGCCGGCCTTGATTGGTGGTGTGATCGGTTACGAACTGTCGAGACCCTATTACTATGCTCCGCCGCCAGTGGTACTAGTTCAACCGCCGGTAGTGGTTCAACAACCGACTCCGGTTGATCCCCCAGGATATCATTGGCAACAGATGACAGATCCACAAACTGGCCAAAGCAAAATGGCCTTGATACCAAACTAAAGGAAATTATGAAATCGTTATTGTTAGCATTATTAGTAGTAACAGGGGCCGCACAAGCTTCTAACAACTGGACCGGACTAGCTGGTCCAGTGACCAATTCCACTGGATTATGCTGGAGAAACAGTGCATGGACACCGGCCACAGCCGAAACCAACTGCGACGGAGCCACACAGCCAGCGATCACAAAATCTGCCGAGCCTGTTGTTGTGCCCAAAGTTGAAAAATCAGTCGCAATCGTGCAATTGCCTCCAGTGACATATTTGGCACAGTCCTTGTTCGATTTTGACCGTGCCGTGATCAAACCACAAGGTCTTCACACTCTTGATCAATTGGTAAAACGGTTAAAATCGGTCCATGTTGACAGCGTGATCGTGGTGGGACACACCGACAGTGTGGGCACCGATGCTTACAACATGCGATTGGGGCAACGACGAGCTCGAGCAGTGGCTGATTATCTGATCGGGCAAGGCATAGAGGCCAATCGTGTGTTTGCTGACAGCAAAGGCGAACGCGAGCCAGCTAGCACCAACAGCACAGCATATGGTCGTTCCATGAATCGACGAGTGGTTGTAGAAGTCTACGGAACAGCCGACTGATGGCCTATTCAGAAAAGTTACTCGATCATTATGAGAATCCACGCAATGTGGGTTCTTTTGCCAAAGACGAGGAAGGCATAGGCACCTGAATTAAAAAACGTGTATAATCTTAATATAGGCATTTATAAATGACCACATACAGGTACTCCAAGACTAAATACTTATATGAAAAGCAAGTATGGTTTAATTAAAAAATGTCTTCATTGTAACCAAGATTTTGAAACAAAACCTAGATACTTAGAGTATTGTTCAACTCCTTGTAAAAATCCAATCAATCGTCCTGGAAACACTGCTTGGAATAAAGGTATTAAACTTACTAACGAACAAAAGTCTAAATTAAATATCGAAGGTCTTAAAAAAGGACACGGTTGGAATAAAGGTTTACCAAACAAAAGACAGAGTCAAAAATGGAAAGAAAATAATCCTAATGCAGACGGCAAATTAAATAATCTAAGAACTAAAAAACCTTGTAACGATGCTCTCAAACTTTATCGAGGAAAAGTTCGTTATGCTACATATAGAACTATTAAAGAAATGAAAGTTAATAATGAGTGGGTTCCTGTGTTTGGCAAATATAAACATAGTTGGCAAATAGATCATATCATTCCTATAGTTCAAGGGTTTGAATTGGGAATAGATCCCTATTTACTTGGTAGTAAAAAAAATATACAATTTATTAAAGGTGAAGAAAACAGATCCAAGTGGGATAGTTTTCAAACTAACGATGTAATAGAGTCAATAACAGGAGAAACATATGGCTTATAGTGATGCTGTTTTGGATCATTACGAAAATCCAAGAAATGTGGGATCGTTTAAGAAGGGTGACGAGGGTGTTGGAGTTGGACTTGTGGGGGCACCTAGTTGTGGAGATGTTTTACAGTTAAGTATAAAGGTAAATGATGTTGGAATTATTACAGACGCCCGGTTTAAAACTTACGGCTGTTTAACTAGTAATGCTCCTGTTAATACTCCAACCTGCATTAAAAAAATAAAAGATTTAAAAATCGGCGACGAGGTGTTGGCCTGGAACGGTGAAAAAATTGTTAATCAAAAAATACAAAATATAATTAAACATTCGGTTGATGTTGATGAGTTGTTGATTATTACTTTTAAACGCGAGACGAGTAGAAAAAATACCAATCCTGGCACCTTCTCATTAATTTGCACAAAAGAACATATATTTTGGAATGCCGATAATACACCAGTAGAAGCACAACAACTACAAGTAGGTCAAGAGTTGTATGAAATAACCGAACACGAGTTACGAATTCTTACAAATAATAGACATCGCACAGAACTCAAACAAAAAAATAGCAATAGAATGAAAGAATGGAATCAAATTTTTGATCATTCAGTATTACCACAAAATCAATCCGGGTATGTGTGTAAAGATTTAGAAACCAAAAAGAAAAAATCTAGGATTGCTTCTTTAAAAAATTGGAAAGATTCTGATTATGTCAAAAAATGGCAACAGGGAATGGCACGAAGAGATTGGTCTAAACCTACTAGTATTGAACAAAAATATATTGATTTATTTGAAGAAAACAATGTAGCAATAAAATGGAGTGCTGGAAAGATATGGATTCAAACTGATGCAGGACCAGCAAGCCCAGATTTTATTGTTCCTGGTAAGAAAAAATGCATAGAAGTGTATACAAAGCGTATGCCCAAATTCATGCAAGATAGGTCAGAAGAATCAAATTATGTAGTGAATCGTCGCAAACAGTTGGCCACAGCCGGCTACGATTCATTATTTTTAGCAATAGAAGATATTGATAAATCATTGTCAGAAGTGCAAAATTTCATTCATAACGGAATGAAAATTGTAGATGTTTCACCAATTACTCATTTAAATCAGTTACGCGGTTGTGAAAGAGATGGAAAATCAGTTGTGGTATATGATTTAAAATTAGAGGGTGGAGCTCATGTGTTTTTCTCTAACAGAGTTGGGTCACATAATTGTGGATCGGCTATTGCATCATCCAGTCTTATCACTGAATGGGTCAAAGGGAAAACACTGGACGAAGCAGGAAGCATTAAGAACAGCCAAATTGCTGAAGAGTTGGCGCTCCCGCCCGTCAAAATACATTGTAGCATATTGGCAGAATCCGCCATTACAGCGGCAATTGACGACTATAAGAAAAGACATAACCTAACATAGAACAAATAACTTTGCTAAATAAAGTTATGAATAGGTGTAAATGTGGTTGTGGAATATCACTTAGAAAAGATAATAGAACTGGATACCAAAAAGGTCATAAACCATGCCCTATTTGCGGTACACTGATAAAGGGCTCAAGTATAGAGTGCTGTTCAAAATCTTGCTCTGCTAAACTACACTGGCAAAGAAATCCAGATATGGCAGAATCTAGAACCTGGAATGCTGAACGATATGCTACTAGAGAACAGAATAGAGATACTTGGGTTAAAAACTTGTCAAATGCTTGCAAAGGTAGAACTCCTTGGAATAAAGATACGCAAGGATTACAAGTAGCGTGGAATAAAGGGTTACCTGGTAATTTTAAGGGAAAGAGGCACAGTTCTGATTATATTGAAAAAGTTAAAAAGACCAATCTTGAAAGATATGGTGTAGAAAATGTTGGACATTTTGCTAAAACTTCTCCTCGTAGTAAAAAAGAAAAATCTCTAGAAACAATTTTAATTGATTATGAGATCAATGTTAAAATTGGAAAATACAAACCAGATTATGTGAATGAATCAACTAAACACATAATAGAAATTTATGGTGATTACTGGCATTGTAATCCAAAATTATTCAATAAAGATTTTTATCATCCTCAGCTGAAAAAGACAGCCGAAGAAAAATGGTTATTAGATTTAACTAGACAACAGTATTTTGAATCTTTAGGATACACAGTAGAAATAATATGGGAAAGCGAATTAGATGATTACCGTAACCGACACGGCCAGTAAAAAGATTGCGCAGAATCTCCAACGCCGCGGACACGGTGTGGGTATCCGAGTGGGTGTGCGCACCACTGGGTGTTCGGGCTTGGCCTATGTGTTGGAATATATAGATGACATAACCAAGACTTCTGGGGCCATCGATCATGCTCATGACGATTTTGTCATAAGAATAGACCAACGTGATATTGCCTATCTCGAAGGCATGACCATAGACTATGTGCGTCAAGGACTCAACGAAGGATTTGAATTCGTGAATCCCAACGAACGGGATCGTTGCGGGTGTGGAGAAAGTTTTCGCGTATGAAAATCTGCATAGTAGGATTTCCTAGATCTAGAAGTAGTCTTCTTTTAGAAGCTATCGGAAATCATCATGGAATACCTATTTTGGGTCAAGACTTGGAACAGATTGTTAGCTTACCTAACATAGCCCCACACTCTGAGCAGTACATGAAATTGCTGGCTGGAATACTAACCAAACCGGTTGGAGTAATAAGATTACATCCTGCTCAGCTTGCATACAAAAAAATCATCTGCGAATTTGACCTGTTTAATTTTGAACAGTACACCCACATCTATCTAACTGCTAGACGGTGTATAGCAGATGCAATCAGCAGCAATTTGGTAGCCCGCCATCTAAATATGTGGAACTACAATCAAGATAATCCGTCTCTCGAATTTGTGGAGCCTATCGAACTAACCGAGCAATATCACAAAGATGTAAAACATTATGTGTATAGCGAGCATATTATGGCCGAATTACAATCGTATTTCTTGAATAAAAATATTAAATTCACACAGTTATACTATGAGGATATTCCAGAATTTGTTAGAGACAATCTTGGAAATACCGATGTGTCTCATGTGAAGACCAATTATCAATACAGTACCATAATTAAAAACTACAATAGCATAATGCAGTTATACCATATCTACAAAGAACAGTTACAACAGTTGACATTGACGCAGTGATAGTGTTATAATAACACAATGTACAATCCTCGATTCAATTACCAACCCATACCCAGAGAAACTGTGGATGGTCGACGCTTGTATGCCACACCCGATGGCGGTCGACTGCCCAGCGTGACTACCATACTGGAGGCCACCAAACCTGAAGAGAAACGCCAGGCATTGCAAAACTGGCGCAATCGTGTGGGGCATACACAGGCACAGGCCATCACGACTGAAGCGGCCAATAGAGGCACCAGGATGCACAAGTATCTGGAAGATTATACAAAAACAGGTGCCATTGCTGATCCTGGATCCAATCCTTATAGCCAACAAAGCCATACCATGGCACAGACTATTATAACAAACGGTCTGTGCCACGTGAGCGAGGTCTGGGGCTATGAGGTTCCGCTGTATTTTCCTGGCATCTATGCCGGAACCACGGATGCCGCTGGTCTACATCTGTATCAACCGAGCATTCTGGATTACAAGCAGACCAACAAGCCCAAACGACGTGAGTGGATTGAGGACTATTTCTTGCAACTGTGTGCCTACGCCGAAGCGCACAATGCAGTACATGGCACCGACATACAAAAAGGTGTGGTACTCATGTGTGTCAAACCCGAGATGGATGACCAAGGTAACTTGATCACTCAGCCGCAATATCAAGAATTTGTCATTGAGGGCGCCGAGTTTGAACTGTATCGCCAGCTATGGTGGCACAGGGTTGAACAGTACTATCTAGCGAATCACTGATTGACTGGGACACCGCCCAGCACTTCGTTGCCGTCAGCATCGATGTCATTGGGTATGTCGATCTGATTGCCGCCTCGGCTGGCCACGATTCCGGCACCTACCAGTTGTTGCATCAAAAAATGCACTTTCATTTCTAGAGTTCTCATCGCTGAATCTGGATCGATTCTTTCATCTCTTTCCCAATAGCCTGCCATACTGTCTCCTGTTTTGTCAGGATATTTAGCCCAAACTAAATACATCATAGACACAGAGGACAACAAATGGCCATAGTACAGATCAGTCAGATCACCAATCGAAAAGGTTTACAATCAGAATTGCCGCAACTGGCTGGTGCCGAGTTTGGATGGAGCACGGACACACGTCAGCTGTTTATCGGAAACGGTACCTTGCAAGACGGTGCTCCGGTCATTGGTAATACCGAGATCTTGACCGAATACAGCAACATAGGTGCTTTGTTTTCTTCCACACAGAGTCAGTTCACGCAAGGCAGTTACACCAGGATCAACGGTCAAACTGTGACCCTGTTGGACAACACTGGGTCCGCAACCACGTTGTTCACGATAGACACAGTGCGTACACCCACTTTCAGTTTCGATTATTCGATTGCTAGATCAGGAGCCTATCGCGTGGGGACTTGGCGAGCGGCCGCAGCCGGATCGGCCACGCTGGCAACTGTGGATTCGGGCACTGAGAACACCAGTACCGGAGTCACGCTTGCTATCACACAGAATCTCACCACCATAACAGTAAGCTACACTACCACCAGTACCGGCAACAACGCGATACTCAACTATTCTATCTACTACCTGGCCTGATGTGGTCCACCAGCTTTCCTGAGCGTTTGGCCGGGTGGAAGAATCTCCGCATGACATGCCAAGATCTGGATGCTCGGACTGCACTAGAACAAATCAATGCTTGGTGGTTTGGTACTCCGTGGCAACCGTATTATCTACACTGGGACGATGTAGAGACTTGGCCTGATCCGTGGGCTCTTTTGAGCGATGATGTGTATTGTGATCTTGCAAGAAGTCTTGGAATCATGTATACTATAAGCATGTTGGAACGTCAGGACCTTGCCGATGCCGAATTGATCATGTCACAAAATGGACATAATTTAGTCTCGGTCGGTCAATCAAAATATATACTTAATTGGAGCCCGGACACAGTAGTAAATACTTCCTCCGATATACAGATACAACGAAGTCTCAAATTATCCGAGATCGCACAAAAATACGAATAGAACAACAATGAACCAAATCACCGTAGTAAAACGCAGTGGCCGTCGCGAACCATTGGATCTAGTCAAATGGCAGGCACAGATAGCCAAGGTATGCCAAGGCATCGCCGACGTCAGCCAAAGCATGATTGAAATCAAAAGCCAGTTGCATTTTTATGATGGAATCACCACCACGGAAATAGATGGAATCACGCTAAGAAGCATCGTGGATCTGATCGACGTAGAAAGCAATCCGGACATAGGCAATGTGAACTATCAGTATGTGGCTGGCAAACAACGACTCAGCATGCTGAGGAAAGATGTATATGGCAGCTATGATCCTCCGCATCTTTACGAAATCGTCAAACGCAATGTTGCTGTAGGCCTGTATTCGTCCGAACTGCTGTCATGGTACAGCGAGGACGATTGGAACCGAATGAACGACATGATCGACCACGACAAGGACGAACTGTACGGATATGCTGCTATCGAGCAAATGATTGAAAAATATCTAGTGCGTAACAGAGCAACAAAGGAAATTTATGAAACTCCACAAGTTAGATACATGGTCGCGGCCGCTACTGTGTTTCATGCCGAAGAACCCAACAACGCACGCCTGCGCTACATCAAGGAGTACTACAACTGTGCCAGTGACGGACTGTTCACTCTTGCCACTCCTGTGCTTGCAGGGCTTGGAACTCCTACTAAACAGTTTAGTTCATGTGTGCTTATACGTGCAGATGATGATCTGGATAGTATTTTTGCATCGGGCGAGATGATGGCCAAATATGCCAGCAAGCGTGCTGGCATTGGTCTAGAAGTGGGACGTCTAAGACCGCTGGGCAGTCCTATTCGTGGTGGCGAAATCATGCACACAGGCATGATACCGTTCCTGAAAAAATGGTTTGGTGATCTACGCAGTTGTAGTCAAGGTGGTATTCGCAATGCCAGTGCCACGGTGTTTTATCCCATCTGGCATCTACAGTTTGACGATCTTATCGTGCTCAAAAACAACCAAGGTACCGAAGAGACTCGTGTGAGACACATGGACTATGGTGTGGTACTCAGCGCATTTTTCTGGCGTAGATTCAAGAACCGAGAGAATATTACATTTTTTGATCCCAATCAAGTGCCCGACCTGTATGAAGCTTTCTACAAAGACACTGCACGATTTGAAGAACTGTATGTGCGTTATGAGAAGCGGCAGGATCTACGTACCAAGACCATGGCAGCCGAGGATGTGTTCAAGGGTGGCATACTCAAGGAAAGAACTGACACCGGTCGAATCTATCTGGTGTTCATCGACAACGTGCAACGTCAAGGACCGTTTGATCCTGAATTCCATACCATTTATCAGAGTAACTTGTGTATGGAGATCCTGTTGCCTACCAAGAGCTTCAAACGCTTAGACGATGACGAAGGCAGAATTAGTTTATGCACTCTTGGGTCGCTAAACTGGGGAGCATTTCGTAATCCAGAAGATATGCGTAGAGCAAATAGAATTTTGTTGCGTTCACTGAATAACATACTTGACTATCAAGACTTCTTATCTATTCAGAGTAAGTTAAGCAACGACGAGATTCGCCCTATTGGCATTGGTATTACTAACTTGGCCTATTGGCACGCTAAACGTGGATTAAAATACGGAACCCCGGAAGCATTAGCCGAAGTTAAAACTTGGACCGAACACCAAGCGTATTACTTAACAGAAGCTACTGTGGAACTTGCTAAGGAGCGAGGAGCTTGTTTACATTCTGCTAAAACACGATACGGACAAGGAATATTCCCGTGGGAATTAAGAGCCGCCGGAGTAAACGAACTTACTAACTTTACGCCAGAACTTGACTGGGAAGCATTACGTGAACAAATGAAACAATATGGTGTTCGTAATGCCACTGTTATGGCTGTGGCACCTGTAGAATCAAGCAGTGTAGTAATCAACTCAACTAACGGCATTGAAATGCCCATGAGCCTTATTACCGTTAAAGAATCAAAAGCAGGATCGCTCATCCAGGTGGCTCCTGAATACAACAAGTTAAAATCAAAATATCAACTTATGTGGGATCAGAAGGACTGTATTGAATATCTTAAAACCGCAGCTGTTATTGCGGCATACACGGATCAAAGCCTGAGTTCAAATACTTTCTATAATCCTGCACACTATCCAGATAGAAAAGTTCCTACTACATTGATTGCCAAGAACTTGATGTTGGCCCATAAGTTTGGCCTCAAAACTCTATACTACTCACTAATAAACAAACAAGGTAGTAAAGGCCAAGATGACGAGGAAGCAACTGAATTGGAAGTGATTGATTTTGACGAATCTGAGGAGGATTGTGTGGCCTGTAAACTATGAACTATCAACAGATTTACACTAATCTAATAATAAGTAAAGCACAACGGGCTAATGGCGGTAATGGACCTGCTAAACACAAAGAAGAATCAAAAAACAAAACTAAAGCATCAATGAAATTAAAGCCGCGAGCTAATAAAGTATGTCCGCATTGTAAAAAAGAAGGCGGATTCTTATCAATGAGTCGTTGGCACTTTGACAACTGTAAGGAAAAATATGTCACGAGCGCAATATGATTTATCAACAAAAACAGATTATACACGCAGGAAAATGTTCCTCGATCCTGCTGGACCTGTCACAATACAACGGTTTGAAGAAATTAAATATCAAAAACTTGGTAAGTTTGAGCAGGAACAAAGAGGGTTCTTTTGGGTACCTGAAGAAGTATCGTTAACCAAAGATGCTAACGACTTTAAAGAGGCAAGTGACACAGTTCGTCATATCTTTACAAGTAATTTATTGCGACAGACTGCTTTAGATAGTTTGCAAGGTCGTGGTCCAGTGCAAGTGTTCAGTCCTGTATGTTCCATTCCTGAACTCGAAGCACTGGTGATGGTGTGGTCGTTTATGGAAACAAACATTCACAGTCGCAGCTACAGTCATATCATTCGCAACATCTACAATGTGCCCAAGGACGAGTTCAATAGAATACACGACATCGAAGAGATAGTGGGCATGGCATCCAACATCGGAACTTACTATGATCGCTTGCACCGACTGAACAGCAACAAAGAAATAGAGCTCGACGTAGACGAACAGGAACACATCCGTGCTATCTGGTTGGCACTCAATGCCAGTTACGGGCTGGAAGCATTCAGATTCATGGTTAGCTTTGCTACCAGCTTGGCCATGGTGGAGAATCGCATCTTTATTGGCAACGGCAACATCATCAGCTTGATCCTACAGGATGAGATCCTGCACAAGGACTGGACAGCTTGGATCATCAACCAAGTGGTCAAAGAAGATCCCAGATTTGCACAAGCACGCATCGACTGCGAGGAAGAAGTTTATGCCATGTACGCAGACGTGATACGAGAAGAAAAGGCCTGGGCCGACTATCTGTTCCAGAAAGGACCAGTAATTGGTCTCAATGCCAACATACTGAAAGATTTTGTAGATTTCATTGCTGTGGGTGCGCTAAAAGAAATTGGTATCAAGTATCGCTCACCGGCACCGCGTACTACGCCGGTGCCATGGTTCAACAAGCATGTGAACACATCAAACAAACAGACAGCGTTGCAAGAGTCAGAAAGCACCAACTATGTGATCGGAGTCATGAGTGATGTTCTAGATTACGACGCATTACCTGCGCTATAATAACTCAAAGGAGAACAAAAATGAAAGCCATCGTATGGTCAAAGAATCACTGCCCCTATTGTGATCAGGCCAAAAACTTGCTGAAACTCAAAGGTATCGAATACGAAGAAAGAAACATCAACCAAGGATGGGACCGCGAGGACCTCATGGCTGCTGTGCCCTCTGCCAGAACTGTGCCACAGATTTTTCTAGACGATAAATTAGTAGGTGGATTTAACGAACTTCGACAACTTTTACAAGGATAGCATGCTTACTCTAGATCAAGTTTACACCATCAAGATAGCCAACGGTGACGAAATAGTGGCCAAGGTGGTCGCTGAAGATGTGGACACGTACACCGTGATCAGACCGCTCACGGTAATTCCCGGACGTGAAGGAATCAACATGGTCAACAGTTTATTCACAGTCGGCCCCGACGAACCAGTCACTATAAATAAATCACAGGTGGCACTGTATGCTGTGGCCAGGCAAGAAGTATGCGACAGCTATCTAGAAGCCACCACTGGCATCAAGCCAGTGCGCAACAAGATCTTGATGGGATAACATGCCAGGCTTTGTACAACGTGTGGGTGATGCTGATGTGGGCGGAGGAGTGATTCTAACCGGCGAGCCCACTGTGTTGGTCAATTTTAGGCCCATAGCCACTGTGGGCAGTTTGGTCAGTCCACATCCTCCTTGCGGCCACCCGGGCGGTGCACTGCACTGTGCAGCCGTGACCACTACCAACAGTCCTACCATCTTGGCCGGATTCCGTCCCATAACCACAGCTGGCACTATTGACACCTGCGGCCATCCGCGTGTGACTGGGGCCTTCACCGTCATAGCAGGATTGTAAATTGACTGTCACTTACCTGACTGCACTGCAACTGGATGCCGCAGCCGGTCTGTTGCAAAACACAGGCCTTGCAGCCAATGCGGCCCTGACCACGGCCATTGGCACCTACAACAGCACCGATCCAATCGGCAATCTGCTGAGTACCTTGGCCAATTCGACCTTGGCCAATCTTTCCAATGTGACCATACAAAGTCTCGAGAGCCTGGCCAGCAACACCTGTCCGGCCTTGGCTGACAGCTTGCCCACCGGCTACACCACTCTGACCGTGGATACCACCTTGTTTACTGGACTGCTGAGCAACACAGCTACATTGTACATGGGTCAAGGGGATCTTACCAAATTTGCACAGGCCCTGAGCCAGGCACAAAGCTATGTGGATCTGACTGCGATCTTTGTCAATTCGGCCATCAATAGCCAGACCTATCTGGGCAACACATTTACCAGCATGAACAATACCATCACGGGTGATATCACCACAGTGAACTTGGCCACTCAGGCTTTTGGTCAGGATCTGGCCAATCTGGGAGACTTGATTAACTTGAACGATCTGGGCAATTTTGGCAGTCCGCTGGGTCTGATACAACAGATATACAGTGTGACTGGCGCCATACCCAGTGTCAGTATCATGTTTGTGGCAGTGGGTATACCAGTCAACGTGGTACTTGGTCTTGTTGACCCCACAATCAGTGTCACTGACAGCATACAACGCCTCATGTACACTGCCATGCAACAGATCACCGGCAACGACCTAGCACAGATACTGAGTGTGTTAAAAGTGACCACTTTGGGTATCACGACCATGGCTGATCTACTGAATCCGATCAAGTTGTTCCCCAACAGCTATGCCAGTCTCACTGTCCCGGCCAAGGGCCAGCCACGACCCATCTATGTCAACAGCACTGCCAGCGTGGATCGGGCCCTGATCAACGAATTGCCATCCTACATAATAAACAGCCTCGCATGATACCCTACGATAGACTCAGCCAGATAGTACCAGCCGACCAGGCTCTGGCCTGCAAGGCCATCAGTGTGAGTCTGAACCAGATCGCCGGCATCACGACCATGACCTTGCCCAGCTTGGCCACTGTGGTCAGCGGCCAAGAGACCACTCGAGACTTGCCGTTAATTTCGGCCCTGACTGTGGCAGTACCGCCTGCGGTGGCCAATTATTTTACCAGCAACGTGGCTGTTGGAACAGGAACAGGAAACAGTATCGTGATCTGTGATGTTCTGGGCACCGCCAGCGGATTTGTCAGTGCCCCGGCTCTGGGCAATACCATATCTAGATTCTCGACCATGGATCTTGCCAGTCTGACCACGATCTATTATACCATGGCGCAGGTGGCATCGGGCATTTGGACCACATTCGAACCGTTGAGTCCAACCGTCACGACCACCACTATCCCGGCAGGCTATCCGGCTGCCGGAACCTATGCCAGCCAAGACTTGGCCATACAGGCTCTGATACCCTTGGCCCAGGCCGAGATTGCTGACCTGATCGTGCGATATCCCACGCAGACTTCGGCCATGAATACCGACTGGAACAACATGGCTACTCAGTTGACCTTGGAAAAACAGTTGCAGGCGCAAGCCGGACTGAATTTTGCCAATCTGGTGCCCAACAGTACCAGTTCCATGTACAGCTTTGTGTTCAACATGAACTCGTATGGAAATGATACACAGGTGGGTGGTCAAGCACAGCTGATCGAAGGTGTGGGCGATCTGACCACATTTACCGGTCAAGCCGTGATAGCTGCCATGCGAGAAGGTCGCAATCAGATTGGTTTGCAATCAGTGGGAATCACCACCAATGGTCCAATTCCGGCAGATCCAAATCCGCCTCCACTACAGGCCAATCTTATACCCAGCACCTACACAGCTCAACAAGCCGCAAATATAGTCGTTGTATAAAAACAACACTTTTCAAGCCCTGTTCGACGGGGTCAATTTTGGTTGACCAAAAACGCCCGTTCGGTTATAATAGTAGTATAGTAAACGAACGGAGTCAAACATGGACCAAATGACTAAACAAATTGAAGGTTGGGGCGAAGTGGGTATAGACTCAGAAGCCAGCCCAGGCAATGGTCGATACTATGTCAAGTGCTATGTCAACGGCCACGACACAGTGGGATTTGACACTGAAGAGGAAGCTCTACTAGAGTTAGAGTTTATAATTCAAGGCCTTAAAGCATACTCCGATCCGGGCAGGCATACCCAATTACGTTTTGGTTGACCAAAAATGCCATTTCGGTTATAATAGTAGTATAGTTAAATTTTTAAGGAGCCCAAATGTTTAATGCAAAACAAACCCAATTGATGAATACCTTGGGTATTGTAAGCGACGCAGATCGCGAGCGCATGTACGAAAATTACTGCGAAATCAAGTTCGAATTACAGGCCAACGGTATGAGATCATACAGTTCTTTCACCAGTTTCCTTGAGAAAAAAGTGCAATTTGCCCTGATGCGTGCCCGTGAAAATGCCGATAAAACCCTGGCACAGCTGGCCTAAAAACGGTTGACCCAAAATGACCCGTTTGTTATAATAGTAGTATAGTCGATAACAAGGAGCTGAAATGACAACAGTACAATACAAAGTGGGCGATGATGTTAGCCACGGTATCGGTGGCGATCGCTATTACGATGGTAAAATTACTCGTATGACCAAGCGATTTATTTTCACCGATTCCGGTCGTCGATACACTCGCAAAGAGGACAAAAATGGTCGTGTTTATTACACGCAGACCGGTTGCAAGTACTGTTATTTGATTCCGGGCAAACACGACTACATGGACCCACATTTCTAATAGGAGAACAACATGGGAACAAGATCACTTACTTTTGTGTATGAAGAAGCATTTAATCCCGGCGACGAACCACAGCCGATCATAAATCTTTATCGTCAGTATGACGGTTATCCTACAGGACACGGCGCAGAGCTGGCTGAATTCTTATCAACGGTCAAGAGCAATGGTATGTCGTGTTTGGCAGCTCAGTTGGTAGCTAACTTTAAAGACGGACCAGGTCAGTTCTATCTTTATCCAGTTACTGCCAAAGACTGCGGACAGGACTATGAGTATCACATCTACCAGCAACAAGATACATTCCGCGTAGTGGTGGGAAATAAAGGCTGTAATATGTTTGGGCTCATCATGAGCGACAAGAACGACTATATCTTTGACGGCAATGTCAAAGAATTTGTAAATTTCTGTACAAAGAAAGAGGAGATTGAATAATGGAATTCAATAAACGAATCAACTTGGTCAAGTACACTTTGACCCCAGATCAGATCATGTCGTGGGTAGGTGGGTTACATGACATACAAGCCGACATGATCGAAGAGGCCCTGGAGGACAAAGGCTTCCTGGGCTACCCAGAAGCAAACCAAATTATCAATCACATACGAGGACTGAAATAATGGGATTAGACATGTATGCTTACAGTTCCGCTCGTGCTGGGCAATACACAGAATTTTGGCAGTCAGCCGAATTGCAGGATGATAAAGAGTTTACCAGTACAGTGGTATCTCAACCTGTAGAAATAGCCTACTGGCGCAAGCATCCTAATCTACATGGCTGGATGGAACGGCTTTGGTATCACCGCTGTCGAGAATCCGGGCAGAATATTGATGAGGACAGCTTCAATGGTATTGAACTGGAACTGACCAGAGAAGACCTTGACAATCTGGAGCATGATGTAACCAACAATCTGCTACCTGGCACCACTGGATTCTTTTTTGGCAGTGACAGTGACGATTACTATCGTGAAAAAGATCTAGCGTTCGTACGGCGTGCCCGTGCCGACTTGTTTTTAGGTCTGCGTGTATTTTACAACTCCAGCTGGTAGTAAATATATGACAACTATAGATTATGGATCAGAACAATTCAACAGGATCAAAGTGGCCGCAGACTGGATCAGAGACCTAGAAGACAACGACAGCCGCAAGCACAAAGAGCTTGTGATTGAACGGGCCCTGGTAGCTGCTCAGTTGGGCTCGGCCAATGCCCAATGTTTCTTGTTCAACTGCTATCAGGCCTACAATCCCTACTATGTGTTTGGTGTCAAGAAAGTTCTAGAAACCAAAGGCTTAGAAAACAGACCCAATCCTTGGCCCAAGTTCTGGGCCATGCTAGAAGGTTTACGCACTCGTAGTCTTACCGGACACAATGCCAAGACCGCTATCGAATCGATGAGTGAACAGTTTGACAGCATAGAATGGAACAACCTATGCCGTAGGGTCATCATCAAGGACCTGCGCTGTGGTATCACAGAAAAGACCTTGAACAAGGTGTTGGGTAATACGGAATGGAAAATTCCTACATTTACTTGTCAACTGGCAACAGATTCAAACGATCATCAAAGCAAAATGACCGGCACCAAGCGAATTGAATGCAAGCTAGATGGTGTGCGTGTGTTGGCAGTGATAACCAAAAACACCATAAATCTCTACAGCCGCAATGGCAAAAGATTTGACAATTTTCCACAGATTGAAGCTGAACTTGAAAGTATCAGACCACAGCTGAACATACATCTGGGCAAGCTGGATGGCAGTGGTATAGTGTTGGATGGTGAAATTGTGGGCGAAAGTTTCCAGGCCTTGATGAAACAGGCACAACGTAAAACCAATGTGGAAACCAAGGACATGACCTACTATGTGTTTGACTGGATTCCTATCGCTGATTTTGAACGTGGTTATTGGAACGCTCAACAACACAAACGCACCAATCTGTTAGAATCAAAAAAAGAAATATTCGAATCTACCCGGTCGGTCCGAATCATGCCTGGTATGGATGTGGATTTAGACACAGCCGAAGGACACGATGTCATGCGCAGGTTTGCTACAGACGCTGTTGCGGCCGGTTATGAAGGTATCATGATCAAAGATGTCAATGCTCCATATGAATGCAAGCGGTCGACATTCTGGATGAAATGGAAACCGGTCATGACAGTGGATTTGAATATAGTGGGTTTTGAAGAAGGTACCGGTCGCAATCGTGGACGCCTGGGTGCTATAATATGTGAAGGAGTAGATGATGATCGTAATATTCGTGTCAATGTGGGCAGTGGTCTTTCCGACGCTGATCGCGATCAATATTGGACCGCCCGAGATGACCTGCTTGGTCGAGTGGTTGAAGTGGCAGCAGATGCCGTCACCCAAAATCAAGATGGCTCTTACAGTTTGAGATTTCCTCGATTTGTGAGATTCAGAGGATTTGAAGCCGGAGAGAAATTGTGAACTTTGGGGATCGAGATGGATTTGATGAATATACAGTGACATTCGTTTGCGGCGGAGACGAGATGCTCCGAATCACTCGAACAGGTTTTTATGTACGTGGACAAAGGCTCGAACAGGATGACTGTGAAGCTGAACAAGTGTATAATAGTTTTACGCAATGGCTGGCGTGGCAACAACTTCAACGATAGGAGAATCAAATGAAAACTCAAACACAGAATCTTGCGTGGTTGCCGGATAAAAAATATTATGAGTATGCCTATCATAAGTTTTTTAATCCTGAAGTCAGCTATGCCGATTGGACGCCCTGGAACGAGTGGAATTATCCTGATAGAGATCTATTGAGATTTGATCATATCATAGGACAGCAAATTGCTCACATACATAACAAGCGTGTGTTGGATGTGGCCTGCCATTTGGGATATTTGAGTTTGTTTTGTTTGCACAACGGTGCCGCGCAGGTGACTGGTACAAACATAAGAGACAGAGAACTGTCGATTGCAAGAGAAATAGTCCAGTTGGCCGGTTATACCAATTGTGAATTCGTAAACTCAAATATCTACAACATTGAAGAATTTTACAAATTGTGCGATGCACATGATACCATATTACTAAGTGGTATATTATATCATGTAAACAATCATTACCAACTGTTGAAAACCATAGCAGACTCATCAGCACAGACCTTGATATTAGAATCCAGTATCGAGCATGCGATCGATATTGCAGAGTATCCAATCGTCAACTGGCGCATGGAAAATACTGACAGTCCAACTTCTGGTTTTGAAGACACCCAATCAACTACCTTTGTTGGAATACCAAATCACAAATGGATTGAACAGAGTTTGAAACAGCTTGGTTTCAAACTGACTTACAATGAAATAATTGAATTCAATACTCCAGTTGGCAGGCGTACCAAACGATGTATCTTGGTTGGTCAAAAAATTTAACTTATACGAAAGTGAGCATGTGACATAACAAAAGTAGAGGAAAAACAACAATTGATCGAAACACTAAAATTTACTACACTTACAAAATATCAATGTGGGCGTGGTAGCAACACCTTAACCGATAGGAGAATCAAATGGCATCAACGTTAACAAAATTGACCAAGGTAAATGAATCAATTACCCTCAATCGCTATGACAACGGCTTCATGGTCGAAATCGGCGGCCGAGACAAGAAAGAAGATTGGAAAACTGCCAAGATCATGTGTAGCACCGAAGAAGAAATGATCGCTGTGATCCGAGAGTGGAATTCAATGGACGTGGACAATTAATCATGGCCACATGGACTATCAAAACCTATCATAAAAAAAACTGCCAAGAAGTTGAACACTGGAGTCAAGACAACGGAGATGGTCGGATCACAGTCACCAACGGTTATCGTTACGGTGAGTGGACTGTGGAAACCACTGATGACAATCCTCCAGAATTCGAATTTACAGAAGTACCCGGCGGCAATGGCAAACGAGACAGCATCGACATGTACAACTGCCAAGGCTCCAACATAGAAAGCGTAGATCTTGTCGAAATGTTCGACGGTGGATGTTGGTATGACGTGGAAATCGAAGGGCTGGATGACGAGGCCGAAGAAGAAATCCAGGAATTCCTTGATGAAAACAGTACCTGGGATCTCGAAGATCGCGAACAAGATCCTTGGCACCATAGCGACACTGAATGCTGGGTCTGGGGCCCGATCGAGATCTCTAACACAGTGTCTGGTGAACGTGTACGCATTATTTGTGCTGATGCGGATGGCAACGTGGTAGATTTCAAAGAGGAAGATTGATTTGGTTAAAAAAAATGCATTTTGGACCTGGTTTGAACAAGAAGCCGAGCCCAACCTGGCGCATCGAGCCAGCACATTTAGGCAGATGTTTGAATATCTGGATCAGCAATCGGGTCCGATTTGTATTATAGAAACCGGGTGTGCCAGAGCAGCCGGTAATTGGGCCGGTGATGGACAAAGCACTGTGTTGTTTGATAGATACGTGACCGAACGTGGTACAGACAGCCAAGTGATCACTGTGGACCTGAGCGAACAATCGGTAGTGGCCTGTAGGCTTTTGGTAGGTGATCAAACCACAGTGGCACAGGCCGACAGCGTGCGTTATCTGGACCACCTGGTGCGTACTGCCGATGGCCTCCACCCCAATTTGGTCTATCTTGACAGCTACGATCTAGATTGGGATTACTGGTTCCCCAGTGCTGCACACTGTCTCAAGGAATTCTCGGCCATACATCCTTTGCTCAAACCCAACACACTGACAGTGACAGACGACAGTCCTGCAGTCACGCACATCATGGAATCCGGAGAACGCACAATAATATCCGGCGCCAAGCCAGCCGGCAAAGGTCGCTTGTTGGCCGAGTATGCACAACAGGTTGGTATTGAACCCTTGTTTGCACAGTATCAAATAGGATGGATCGGACTTTGAACCAGTGCTCGGTCTGCAACTGTGACTACACCGATGATGAAGGTGGCATAGACGGCCACTTTGGCATGTTGCCAGTGAGTTTCTGCCCTACCTGCTTCAGTTGCATGTGCGACATGGCCGGCCAGTTTATGGATCAAGAACATCCTGAACACGATGAACTGATCGAACATCTCAAAGGTGTACGCTACATTGTGATAAATGGAAATTATGGAGGGTTTGGTCTCAGCCGAGCCGCCGAACTGGCCTATCTAGATCGCACCGGAACAGTTTACACATTAGTAGATCGTGAAGATCGTGCTTCAACCATTCAACAAGGGCAACGTATCATGATCAACGGACGATATTGGAGCAGTCAAGCTATTGAAGCTATTGAACGCGATGATCCGGTACTAGTCAGCGTGGTGCGTGAAATGGGACCAGCGGCCAATGGCGAACATGCAGATTTGGCCATAGTACAAATTCCGGCCAACATTGAGTGGCAGATACAAGAATACGATGGTCGCGAATGGGTGGCTGAAAAACATCGCATCTGGAAATAAAAAAAGGTTAAATACACCATGATATTTGGATCTGTTATTCTCGCCACCGCATTGTTGCTCAGTACTGTGGCTGCTTACTACTCAATCATGGGACTCACGGCCATATTTGCTGCGGCCGTGCTACCGGTCATGATCATGGGTGCCATCCTGGAACTGGGCAAGGTCGTGACCACAGTATGGTTGCACAACAACTGGTCTAGAGCCAGTTGGGTATTCAAGACCTACATGATTCCGGCTGTGTTCTTTTTGATGCTGTTGACCAGCATGGGCATTTTTGGACTACTGTCAAAAGCTCATTCGGATCAAAGCCTAGTATCAGGTGACGTCGCAGCCAAGATTGCCATATACGATGAAAAAATTCAAACTGAAAAGGACAACATAGATGCAGATCGCAAGGCTCTCAAGCAAATGGATGAGGCTGTGGACCAAGTTATGGCACGCTCAACTTCGGAAGAAGGGGCAAGTAGATCCGGTGCAATTCGCCGAGGCCAGCAGAAAGAACGTGCTCGCCTCGCTCAGGACATTACAGCGAGTCAGCAGAGGATCGCCTCTCTCAACGAGGAGCGGGCACCTATTGCCGCAGAAGTTAGGAAAGTGGAAGCGGAGGTCGGACCGATAAAGTATATAGCGGCCCTGCTGTACGGTGATAATCCTGACAGCAATGTGCTGGAACGTGCAGTGCGCTGGGTGATCATTTTGATCGTGTTGGTTTTTGATCCCTTGGCCCTGTGCCTGATCTTGGCCGCCAACAAGCAGTTTGAATGGGCTCGACAAGGCACAGGAGGATTCGTCCACGACACATCCGCCTATCCACCCAACGATGGACCCCTCACAGACAAACAGATCGAACAGCTACGACAACACAGCAAACAACAACAGCCCACTGGCCCGGTCCGAGCCAAACAAACCCTATTTCAAGATTTTGAAGCAGTTCGAGAACCCAACAGCGACTGGATACAGACTGGTCCAGTCTTTGAGTACCATGATGACCATCCCGAATATGAATGGGATGATACACTCGATACCGATGTGGGTGAAAAGCCAACAGAGGAAGAAAAAGCCGCATACGAACAGTTTGTAGAGACCCGGAACGCTGGCAAATATCCAGAATCAGATTTACCAGAACCAGTGCAGGCTGAAGTGGCCTCGGCCGGTGGCGAGTACGTGGAAGTCAACGGCAAACGGATGCACCACAAGGCCTTTGACCCGGCCAGTATCGATGCTGGCCATGCAGTGGAACGACAGCGTGCAGCCCGCCTACAAGCTGACAACGAGCCCGTCACACAGGCCACACAGGCCGGGTTTGGTACAGACTTTCCGTCTGATCCCAGCAAAGGTGATACCTTTGTGCGAGTAGATCGATTGCCCAGTACTTTGTACAAGTACAACGGTCGTGAATGGATCAACGTGGACAAAGAAACCAGCAACAGCTACCTTTACCAAGACAACTACCTGGACTATCTGATAGCTCGTATCGATTCGGGCGAGTATGATCCTGAACTTTTGAGCGACACCGAGCGTGAAGCCATAGCAAGACGACTAGATATCTGACTGTATGGCCACACCAGACAAGTGCAGCTTCTGCATCAAGCACAAGGATCAGGTGGTAAAACTGATCGTGGTTGATGATGCAGCCATCTGCAACGAATGTGTGGACCTGTGCAGTGGACTGCTGACTGATCCCAAGAAAAACACACGCAAGCGTGATCGCAAATTTCGTATACCGGACCCAAAAGAGCTGTATGAATACCTGGATCAGTTCGTGATTGGTCAAGAAACAGCCAAGCGTGCCTTGAGCGTGGCCATCGTGAACCATTACAAAAGAATCAGTTATGACGGTCTAGACCTGGAACTGCAAAAAAACAACATCATGCTGTTGGGTCCGACCGGGGTAGGCAAGACCCTTATGGCCCGAGTGGTGGCCAAGTATCTCAACGTGCCGTTCGTGATTGCCGACGCCACAACCTTGACCGAAGCCGGTTACGTGGGTGATGATGTAGATGTGTTGATCAGTCGACTGTATGTTGCTGCGGACGGTGATGTTGATCAATGTCAACGTGGTATCGTGTTCCTGGATGAAGTAGACAAGATAGCACGCAAAAGCGAAAGCAACACCGTCAGCAAAGATGTATCAGGCGAAGGCGTACAACAGGCCCTGCTCAAACTGATAGAAGGCACTCGATGCCGCATCAATCCAGCAGGGAATCGGCGCAATCAGTCCAGTGATTCGGTTGAGATAGACACTCGAAATATCCTGTTTGTGGCCAGCGGGGCTTTTGTTGGTCTGTCGGAAATAATAAAAAAACGCACAGCTGGCACCACTATGGGGTTTGGCGCCAACACTGCCATAGTCTCAACCGATCTTGCACCCATGCCCGACGATCTGGTACGCTACGGACTCATACCTGAATTTGTTGGAAGGTTTTCTGGCACTGTGGTCCTGCAAGAGCTCGATCTCGATCAACTGCGAGCCATATTGATCACTATAAAAAACAATCTGGTAGATCAGTATCGTTGGTTGTTCCAGCAGGACGGAGTAGATCTGGTATTTGATTCAGACAGTCTGGCACTCATTGCCGGTCGCGCACTCAAGTCCGGCACCGGCGCACGTGGTCTACAGGCCGAAATCGAACGTGTGTTGTTGCCACACATGTACGATCTGCCACGCTACAGTCGCAACAACATACTTCACGTGGTCATCAACAAAGATCTGGTAAATACTCCCATGACTCTGTTACAGGAAAACACATGAAATTATATGGTCGATCAGTCTTGGTCAAGGACGACAATGTAGAAAAGGCCTTGCGCAAGTTCAAGAAAAAGATAGCCGATAGCGGTCTCTTGAACGAACTGCGCGACCGCGAAACCTATACCAAACCAACCACTGCCCGTAAAAAGAAAAAAGCCGCAGCGCAAAATCGGTGGCGCAAGCAGTTGCAGGCACAACAACTTCCAAAAAAATTATACTGATCCATGGCCTATTGCAGGATAGTCAATCCCGGAGTGCTACGCTACAGTTGTAGCCAATATTCTCGACAGGCACTACAACACAGCTCGGCACTGGTTCTGTCAGATCTGTCTAAAAATTCATTGACTGTGCATGATTTGACCAGCAATCTGTTGCTGATAGATTTCCTGGCCGAAGGACATGACCCCGACGTGATCGACCCCTTGATCAAGTATCTCAGCACCATGATCGACGTTGCCCAGATACGGGTGTTGTTCAATGCCGCGGTCGACACCGACTCATTGCCCTACCGCGCCAGGTCATTTGTGACCCATTTTGCCAGTTGGGATGGAAGATTTGTCAATGACGGAGATCAAGCCAATGTGGTATTGGAACAAAAATTCCTGTGTCCGGTACGCAGGCCAAGTCTGGGACGGGCCTTGTTTGTCAGTCAATTGTTGTCCGCAGTGCCCAATGTGCGTGCCAGTTTTGGCAGCGGTTTTCCTACACACAGCCGCGATTTTCAAAAACATTTCCCCGATCATGTGTTGCCCATACTGTTCGATGGCGATGCTCAACAATACCAACACAATTTGGCGTCGGACCTGTTCCGCACCTGCCTGTTCAACATCGTGGTCGAAACCAGCAATCAGATCGATACTGAAGGATGGACCAGCATTTTTATAACAGAAAAAACATTCAAGGCGTTTGATCTGTATCAGATACCTGTATGGTTCGCGGTTCCAGGTCTGGTCAATCAGGTGCGTCGGCTGGGATTTGATCTGTTTGATGATCTGGTTGATCACAGCTATGATTCTGAACCGGATCCCAAAATTCGATCCAGTCGGGTGATAGCTCAGATACAACAGCTGGACGCTGATCACAGTCTAGCAGATTGTCAACAGTTGCGCACACAAGTATGGCCACGGCTGTTGGCCAACCGAGACCGGCTGGACCAACTGACTGCTCAATACAATCACACCCAGGATCAGTTGATAGCCGAATTGATTGACACGCAGTGAAAAAACTGTTATAAATAAACATGTAGATGCCGATGGTCGGGTCTACACAGTCATCTTGCTTAATAAAGGAGAAAAATATGACAAACACTTTAACCTTACGGTCTCTTGACCTTCCTTCGATACACAAATTTGGTATCGGATTTGATTCCATGTTTGATGAACTCAATCGAATACAGAATCAACAAACCAACTATCCGCCGTACAATATAGTGAAAATTTCAGAAGACAACTTCCTGATTGAAATCGCTGTGGCCGGATTTGCTCGAGATGAAATCGATATCCAGTTGGAAAATCGTGTGTTGACTGTGCGAGGAACCAAGACAGCATCAGCACATGACTATCTACACAAAGGTATCAGTGATCGTGATTTCGTAAGAAATTTCACCTTGGCCGAGCATGTGGAAGTGAATCATGCAGTGCAAAAAGATGGCATCTTGACTATCAATCTGGAACGTATCATTCCAGAGGAAAAGAAGCCAAAGACCATTGCTATCACTTACTCAAAGTAGTAAACTAGTGTAAATACAGTGGGCGAGTCTCGCCCACTGCTATACAACCAAGGTAAAAGGAACCAGCATGTCACAATCAGACGCCATAACAAAAATAAAAATCAATCACGAGTTGGCAGAACCACCCATGTTCAAGGTCATATACCTCAATGATAGCCTGACCACCATGGAGTTCGTGATTGAAACCTTGATGAGTTTTTTTAATTATACCACCGAAACTGCTGTCAAGATCACCGAAGATATACATACTCTAGGTGCAGCCACTGTGGCAGTGTTGCCATATGAAATAGCCGAGCAAAAGGGTATCGAAGTCACAGTACATGCTCGCACACAAAATTTCCCGCTACAGATCAAGCTAGAACCCGAAGTGCCATAAAACTAGTACAGCATAACACCCGGGCGGACAACTCTCAATCTAGAACTTTATTTCAATGCGTTTGGGATGGTACACCGACTGTTTCCATTCGGTGTTGCCACGTCCGCGACAGTTGTTCACATAACGGACTCCTTGGCTGATACGATCCACTGATTTGTGATAGTGCCCAAAGCACCAGGTGTCAATCTTGTGTTCGGTATCGCGAGTGAGCACAGTGCTCATGAGACTGTTGCCCATGGTGTTGAACCTGTACTCACCACGCAGGTCCAGATCGTGTTCGATAAGCCAGCTGGCTGGCACAGTATGAGTGACCAACACAATGCGTCGCACTTCTTGATGTGTTTGCAATCTTTTGACACTGTTGATCAGATACATGGCATCCTGGTATGCCCTGAGTTCGATTTCGTTACTGACCGGTGCAGGAAAACCATAGCGATCCTGCGTCCAGACTCGGGTTTCTTCAAGATCTATGTCGGCATCAAAATCGTAACTCCACCAACCGTTGGCAGCCAAGATGGCCACACCATTGATTATGACCACATCGCTGTGCAAATAAACCACACCGGGTATGGATTTCAGGGTTTGTTCTACAGCTTGATAACTGCCGTTGAGGTCATCCAGTTGATGTCTATGTTCGTCGTTGCCATCTATATAAAACACAGCCTGGTAGCAACAAGCCAGGTGCCCGAGTGCATCTTCCATGGCTGCTGGATCTCGGCCAACATCGCCGGCTACCACACAATAGGGACTGGTGGCTTGCCCGGTCCAGTCAAACTGCGGCCAGGTATCAACGTGTAGATCAGAAATTAAATCAAAGGCAAATGTCATGATACATATTTAAAAGGAAATGCAATGAACATAATATTTGGAACCGACCTAGTCGAAGGCATAGCGCAAAAACACACCCTGTTGGAATTGGATACCATACGTGTGATATCCACCGGCCAACTGAGCACAGCCTATTGTGTGGTAGAGAAGATACCAGTCGACGAGCTGACACGATTGGAAGAAATGAAAAATCTTCACGATGCCATGTTACAGGATTACAAGACCCGTGCCTGGAACGAGTGTGAAAAGAAGTTGCAACAACTCATGCACGCCTGGGGTACCGAGCTGGACAGTTTCTATGAGATCATGTTGGCCCGTGTCACGGAATTCAAGATCCAGGATCCAGGTCCATCATGGACAGCGGTCGTTGATCGAGACTAAGGCATATCTTGTCAGGATCTTGGGTTTGTGCAGACATTATTTTTTTTATACGATTGATATCTGCAATGTTAGGAAGGAGAATGCTAGTTTCATCAATCAACGCCTGCAGTTTGATAGGATCAGCTGTCTGATCATTCCAAAAATTTAAAAATCCCTGATAATCTTTAGATTGTGATACTTGTTGTATAGCAGTGTCTAGATTGGTTTTGAGTTCGGTTACTACCTGATCAAAAAATTCTGTGCTAAAAAAATGTTTGCGATTATGATCAGCTATGATCTGAGCTTGTGCAACACGTTCTTGGCGTATTTTAGGATCCCAGTTTTCTATATCTCGCATAAGACTGGTAATCTGTTTCAGTCTTGAATCAGAATCGGTTTCAAGGTCGTACTGCTCGGGCCAGATCTCGTCAAAAGTCCTAAATCCATAGTCGCGTAAATATTCCAGACTTCCATAAGTACCGGCCAATATGAATGGTTTGCCTAAAGCAATGGGTCGTAATATTTTTTCTGTCAGGTGCAAGCGCCCGTCGTCAAACAAGGTTTCCAATACCACTTCGATGTCGAACGTATTATAATCGTCAAGATCAAAGTCTGCGCTACTGTTACTGTCGGCGTCGGTTGGATGGAAATATTTTTCAAGATTGTGAATTGGTTTCCATTTTGGGTTATCAAATTGATGTTGTTGAAAGTGTGCTTGACAACCAGGATCTACAGGATTGAACCAAGTACGACAACTATTAACCAAATCGTGGTCTATCAGGTAATCCAAAAATTTCAACCGGTATTCTCTGGTGCCGCCCCAAGATCTGTTGTACGCTAGAAATGTTTTTTGTGGGCAAGGATGTAGTACTACGTGCCGAGCATACCTAAACCAGTCTAGGGCAATAACAGCATGACTCCACCAATAACTTGGTACATAATTATCTTGTGTATATTGTTCTAGATTTGTGCTTCTTTTTTCGCTATGCAACAACACCGACTGTTGACGCATACTAGGGTATTTAAAATGCTTAAATTTTCCAAATAATGAGTCATATCTCACCATATTTTTATAAAAATCATAAGCGAGAGGTTCCTGATCGTGACAGTATATGTGTGGATGCATCACCTCAAGGTAAAAGTCTATAAGCCTTGTTGTAGTCAAATCTAGTAGATTTTTTGACCCGTGCGGGTAAAAACGATAAATTATAACACGATCTTTGAAAATGGATTGTGCAGTATCTTCAATGTACTGATACAGGCGATCTAATGGTATACTCATGACTGGTATTTACAACAGACTTTAACTACATAAAAAAATGATACTATATCACAAAATCCAAGTTGTTTGGGACGACGAATTCAAGACTCTTGATTATGTGCAAGAACGATTCAATGATCCTGATAAAATAGCGGAATGGAAACAGCTAGGCTATCAAAATGTAGCCACCGGTTTCATGTGCGATATGCGCAGTCCACAACCCAGCTGGAACGATCAGATCGTGCAACAGTTTGTTGACCGTGGTTGGAACGATGTGGGAACCAGTTATTATCGCATGGGGTCAGGAGTCATCTTGCCCACACACCGCGATCTCTACAAAAAATATATCGAACTGTTTGATCTGCAAGGACAGGAATCACGCATCAGACGTGCGTTGATTTTTTTAGAGGACTGGCAACCCGGGCACTATGCCGAGTACGAGGATCATCCATTTGTGAGCTGGCATGCTGGGGACGTGGTTGAATGGGTTTACGATGCTCCGCACATGGCAGCCAATCTGGGTCTGACTCCCAGGTATACTCTGCAGATCACAGGTTGGGTATGATCAATTCTGTCAACGAATGGAGCACACTGAAGCAGGTTGTGGTAGGATCGGCCACTCATGCCAATTGGCCCACAAACGATCCGGTATTTGCCCAGGAGTCTCGCAAGACCACTTGGCATACTTCACCGGTACCGTCCGGTCCGGTAGCACAACGAATCATAGACGAAGCCAATGAAGATCTTGACTGTTTGGCAACTACCTTGACCACATTGGGTGTGGAAGTCTTGAGACCACAGACGTTTGACTTCCAACAAGCAGGGGGCATGTACAACTATTGCCCTAGAGATCGACTTTTGATCTATGGTGACATCGTGATTGACTGTGCCATGATGTACCCGGGTAGAGATATGGAAATACAACAACTGGATTGTGTGATCGAACAGGCTGGTCGAGTGATACACATGCCGAGAGACCAAGGCTTGGTCTTGGATGCAGCCAATGTGTTGCGTCTAGGCGACAGCATGCTGTTTTTGGAATCAGCATCGGGCAATCGCAAGGCCTATGAATGGTTGTGTTTGCAGTTTCCTGAGGTATCAATTGAACTGTGCAACTTTTATTCGGGTGTGCATATTGACAGCACCATAGTGCCGTTGCGTGAAGGCCTGGTACTGTTGAATGGTAGTCGAGTGACCTGGGATAACTGTCCCAGAGTGTTCCAAAACTGGCACAAGATTTATGTACACGATGTGATAGCGCAAGATTTTTATCAGTATCCGTATGCATCCAAATGGATAGCCATGAACATGTTAGTTGTTGACCCACACACAGTCATAGTGGATCGTCATCAGACTGATCTGATCAAAAGTTTGGAAAATTGGCATTTTACGGTGATACCACTGGAACTGAGACACAGTCGCACTTTGGGAGGTGGATTCCATTGTGTGACCCTGGACACTAGGAGACAAACATGAATATCAGCTGGGTATTGGCCGACGCGGCCACTATAGATCCCACACAGGAATTGGAAATTCTCAAACACATTGGACCATTCTGGGGCAGCTGGCGCACCTGGCGTGCCTATCTGACCGACAACGTGATCTGTCATGATCTGGCCCGTGCTGACGAATTGCTCCGGCGCGAATTCCAACGCAGTTGTAATCTTTACATACCCGAATCGATCTATACCGGTCTAGCTCGACCTGATGGTGTACAAGTCTACCAAGGTGATTTTGTTCACGACGTGATCCGTAAAGAAGAAATAGTGGCCATGCACCTGTCGGCCTCGACCAGCGACATCGTGCTGTTGATCGGATTTGACTGGAGCACGCACGAAAAAAATTCCAATAGATTGACAGAACACCAAGCTCAACACTACCTGGGATTGACTGCCCAGGTCATACGTGATAACCCTGGCACACAATGGGTCTTGATTGATCATGTTGCCGAACTGCACCCAAATTTCTCCAAATTGGAGAATCTGACCCAGGACACTATGGCCGGTGTGCTTGGGCTACTAGCTGGTTGACTCAATAAACAATCTCAGCATATAATATATGCTATGGATACTCTAAAACGAATTGGTTTCTGTTGCAAATGGCTCAACGATCCCAGCGAATGCGGCGGCATGAAAGTGAACGCCGTGGATAGGGAATTGAATGGTCGTAGTACAACCATGCGTTGGTTGCGTGAACATCCGCTTGAAGCCGAACAACGCCAGTGGGACATCATGAATCACAACACCACGGCCGCAGTGAAAATGATTGAACGTGTGGCCACCTTGCCTGCCGAACGCAGAATGGTTAGACTGGGGTCGGAGATGCTACAGGGCTATACCGAGAAAGACTGGAAAGCGTGGTGGCAACAGACCGATGTGCAAAATCACCTTGAGAGAATATTTGCTCCCATCGGTGAAACGGCCAGACGACTGGACGTGCGACTCAGTTTCCATCCCGGACAGTTCTGTTGTATAGTCAGCAATAATCCTGGTATTGTGGAAAGATCATTAGAAGAATTAGAATATCATGCTGACATGGCTCGCTGGATGGGCTACGGTAAATCCAAGTTGGATTTCAAGATCAATGTGCATCTGAGCGGCAAATTAGGTGTTGCTGGATTTGATACAGCTTGGCAAAAAATGAGCCCGGAACTACGAAATTGTCTTACATTAGAAAATGACGAATATCAAGCCGGTCTTGATGTCCTGTTACCATTAGGCAAGCGTGTTGGCATAGTGCTAGACATACATCATCATTTTATCAATACCGGGGAATACATTAACTCGCAAGATCATCGTATTTCTCAAGTAATTGACAGTTGGCAAGGCGTTAGACCAGCAATACATTACAGTCAATCAAGAGAAGAACACATTGCCGAATTTATTGATATCATGCCGTCGCTGGAACAACTGTTAACAATCACCAACAAAGCCAAATTGAGATCCCACAGTGATTTTTACAACAATAAACAACTCAATGCATGGGCGTTGACACATCTAGAGTGGGCAGATATACAAACAGAAAGCAAGGGAAAAAATCTGGCTGCCGGGCAGCTGTTTAATCAGTGGCAGGAATCCATCTAAATCTTTTTTTTCCGGTCTCGTCGGTATAAGATTTTCTTTTGAGTCCTGCATATTTTATTTTCTTAGTTTCGCAACCGGCAAGTGTTCTGGCTGATCGTTGTGCCGGGGTCATTTTTGCATTTCGTTGAGCCGCTGATTTTTTATAAGACTCTATTGCTGCTAAACTGCGTTTTTCGCCTTTGCGAGATTTGAGAGCATTTATTTGATTTTCTCTCAATTTGGGATCCTGCCATCGTGCTTGCATTGATTTTGAAATGGATTCCGCGCCAGCCCTTGTTTTATTATTCTTTCCTCTATTAGCATCACCACATTTTTTCTTGTTAGCGTCAGTATGAGTCTTGCCGTGGAATCCATTTTGTTCACCAAATAATATTGGAGGATTAGCGTTTTTGCAAATGTTGGTTAAATTTTCAATACCAATATCTTCTATCAACTGTTCTTCAAATTGTATAGATTGTTGTTTGGTTAAGTTGGTTTCGACCAATTCGACTCCGACTTCAAGACCCAATGATTGTATTTTTCTAATAACTCGATCTTTGTGCGGATTATTACACCCACTGGTAAATTTCAAGTGCGACCAAGCCCGTTGTTCTTTGCCTTCGCCCACATAAAACGTCTTTCCGTTTCTTGGATCAATCAGTCGATATACATAATAATTGTTCATAATAGTATTTAGTGTATTGGCGTCAGACTTGATATTTAGTATATTTTATGCTACAATAAACAATGGATCAATTTCAAGCATGGCCACCACCTAACAATTGGACCCAGGTAGTGATACCATGGAGTACCATGTTGGCCCATGCGAACCACAGCCCGCATGAGATTATTGAATGGGTTGAATGTCAACCTGGTGGGCAGTATCATCTGCACGGTTATCGGTCTGTGGAAGGATTTGCTTTTAGATTTGAAAATCCCCAAGATGCTGTATTTTTTAAATTACGATGGGAAATATGAAACAGACTATGTTGGGTATGATTGCGTATGTACGCAACGATTATCAAGCCAATCGAACTAGATTTTTTGCCGAGCTGTTTGCCTGGTTATGTAGCGTGACCTCGGCAGTGACCTTTGCGGCCACTGTGCCTGATATTCCTTTGATACCACTGTACATGGTGTTTATCAGCGGCTGTGTTGCAGCCGCTTGGGCCTGCTGGACTCGTAGGAGTTTTGGACTGCTGTCTAACTATGTGTTCATGATCGTGATTGACTGTGTAGGTCTCACACGCCTACTGCTTCACTGAGATTTTTTGGCTCTGGGCTTGCGCGGTTTGCGTTTGGCAGTGGTCGCAGTATCGGTCGCAGCTGGTTTGGCCACTGGTTTTTTGACCGGTTTGCGTTTGACAGGCGCTGTGTCGGCTGGCTCAGGTGTTGTTTCGGGCTTGGCAATAATACCACCAAAGGTTAAATTGCCCTTTGCAGGCGTTGTGTCGGCTGGCTCAGGTGTTGGTTCAACATCGGCTGGCTGACTCTTGGGTGTAGGCCATGGCCAATGTCCAGCAGGATCCACTTTTGGTTTGATACCGAACAACTTCTTTAAAAATGATTGCATACTGATCTCCTTGTGTCTGATATTTAGTTCAATTTTGCCGAACCTCGAAAACTTATATTATATTTGTTGTGTTGCGTGGTAAATATCAGTACAATTACTATTAGTGAAAACCACTATAGTCCAACTCAAGGAAAACACACAATGTTAAAACTTATCAAATCACTTGCCCGCTTGTTGACCACAACCGGTTCTATCAGTACCGGACTGGATGACTACATCAACAGCAAACGACCAACCAGTGTGGCCGAAATTGAAAATCTTACTAGACAATATCTAGCAAGAGGCGTTTGCGGTCGAATCATATGATAACTACCCGATTTCTGCCATCGGCAAATTTTGATCAATACGGTGAATGGATCAAACGGCAGGATCAGGAAACACGCAATTTGTATTTTGGTATGGCCACGTCTGACGCTGTGATCGACAGCCTCATGGACCGTGTACACAACAATTTGCATGACCACCGGATTCTGGTAGCTCAGGACGGAAATCAATGGGTGGGAACATTGCACATGGCCATGTCCGGACGTACCGTAGAATTTGGTCTCATAGTACGATCTGATTGTAGGGGCCAAGGCATTGCATCCGTCATGCTGGAACAGGCCTTGACCTGGGTCAAGAATCGCGGCTATCAAGAGCTGTTCATGCATTGCCTGGGGCACAACCGTCCGATACAGCATCTGTGTGCCAAGCACGGATTACCGGCACGCAACATGCACGGTGACAGCCAAGTACATCTAAGATTGAGTCCGCCCACTTGGTTGACCATGATCAGCGAAATAAACACCAACTATAAGAATATCTGGTACAGCTGGTTGCAAAAAAGCTGAATAATATTTCAAGAGATATCAGACTAAGTACTAGATGAACACAATCATCGCTACCCTGGTCATGACACACATAACCATAATATGTGTGACACTATACTTACACCGCAGCCAAGCACATCGCGGAGTCGAATTCCATCCTGTGGTGGCACATGCCATGCGTGCATGGTTATGGTTGACCACGGGCATGATCACACGACAATGGGTGGCCATACACAGAAAACATCACAGATTCAGTGACCAACCAGGAGATCCGCACAGCCCGCATGTGCATGGTATCTGGAACATTGTGACACGTGGAGTCTGGTACTATGTGACCGAAGGACGTAACACTCAAACCATGATGGCCTATGGTCGCGGTACTCCAACTGATTGGATCGAACGGCACCTGTACACCAGATACAACTGGTTGGGCGTGGCTGTGATGGCAACCATTGATATGGCCGTGTTTGGTTGGACAGGAATGCTGGTTTGGGCGGTGCAAATAGCCTGGATTCCATTCTGGGCCGCAGGTGTGGTCAACGGCATTGGACACTGGGTTGGCTATAGAAATGGCCAAACACGTGACCAAAGCAGAAATGTTGTGCCCATCGACCTTGTTGTTGGTGGTGAGCTATTGCACAACAACCACCATCTTGATCCTGCCAATCCACGCTTGAGTCGACGCTGGTGGGAATTTGATATTGGTTGGATGTATATACAGATACTGCGTGGACTGGGACTGGCCACACTGCGAACATGAATTTAACCGGATCCGTAGGAAAATGTTGCAGTACAGCATATAATACATAAATATGTTGCAGCACAACAAAACATTTAACCCAAGGAGAAAACAATGTTCGATGTAGAAAAGTTCATAGATGCAGTACAAGATGGAAAAAAACAAATCACCGAAACTGCTCTCAAGCAGACCGGTTTGGTAGACCCAATCAACCAGATCATCGATGCCCAAACCACATACACCAAAACCATGGTCAACGGCATGTCCAAAATGGTCAAAAATCTAGCTGAGAGTGCCAGCCAGACATCAAGTTCCATGCAGGCTGGCTTGACCGATATCAACGATCAATGGTCCAAATTTATCAATTCAATTGGTTGGACCACTGGCTCTGCCAAAAACAAGTAATCCAACTCGATTGACCTTTTAATCCAGCTCGTGCATAATATGTGCATAAGCTGGATTTTTCATATCTAAACAAAGGACAATCATGAAAAAACATATCTTGGCCCTGACCGCACTTGCGCTGTTGTCGGCCTGTAGTTCAACCAAATCCTCCAACACCACAGCAGGCATCAATCCTGGCACCACAGCTACCACGGCCATCAGTGAACAGCGTGCCACCAGCGATTTCAAGCGCCAGGGCATCCGTGTGCATTATACCTTGACCGGCAATTTGGAGGCCATCGAAGCCACTGGTTATGCGCCAGTTTGGGGCAACAGCGAAAATGCCTTGCGCGAATCTTACCGTGTGGCTGAGCTGGAAGCCAAGAAACGCATGAACGACTTTATCCACAAGGAAACCATTACCAGTGCAGTATCGGTCAAAATGATCAGCCAGAATCTAGAACAGGCCAAGGATCAAAAAAGCAATCAATTCACGTCCAATCGAACAGGTTCGAACGAGCTGATTGCCACCGATGACATCGATGATGTGGCCAATAAATCAGCCACTGTGGCTGACAACAACACAGCCGCACGTACAGATGCCTTGAAAATTTCCAGCACAGTCAATACCACTATCACCAATAACAATCAAGGTATCCTGGGCGGACTGTATCTCAAAGAAGGCGAAGTGATCAACAATGGTCGAGCTGTACAAGTGGTCATGCGCTGGGATGCCCGTCATCAAGACATCCGTTTGCAAGTTCGTGGCATGATGATGCAATAACATGCGCAGATTGATACTGGCGTTGACTACCACAGCTATGATGTGCTCGGCGCAAGCACAATGGTCTGCCTTGGCTCCTACACCGTTTGGCATAGTCATGACTGTGGGGCAATGGATCTTGTTGGACAGCAAACGATTGTACTATATCGAAGTAGAAGGACAAGGTGTCGATGCCCAAGAAGCCAGGCTCAACGGATTTAGACTGGCCGTTGAGCAGGCGTTGGGCACAGTGATAGCCTCTGAGACCCAATCGGTCAACAGTCATATCCGGCGCGATGAAGTGATTTCGTATGCAGCCGGATTTGTGGATCATTACAAAATAATGGACACTGTGCCAGGCACTCCGGGATATCGTGTACGCATGCAGGTATGGATACAACGAACCAATCTGGCTGAACGCTTGTTGGCACAGGATCGGACAGCAGGACAGATCGACGGCAATCGGGCATCGGTGTCAATTGACACAGCCGAATATTCAAGATCGCAAGGCGACCGAGTCCTGGGCACAGTGTTGAACGACTTTCCGCGTCGCAGTTTTGATATCGAGCTCAAGACCACCCGTACCGAGATCACTCAATCGCGTGTGCCCGAATTGGTCATACCTTTTGAACTGCGATGGAACCGTCGCTATGTGGACAGCTATACCACGGCATTAAAAACAGTGAGCACTTGCGGTTGGAACGGATGTGAAACTGATCGGCTCACCCAGGATTTATTATATGAGCATTTGGTGCAGAGCCAGCCGCGGGTGCTAGTGACCATACAGAGCCAGACCGGCCACGTGGTGTACCAGGACTGCCTGGATTACGTGGCCTTGACTCACAGCAACTCCAATCTTGCGCACTACTTTGTGGAACTGCCAACAACTGGTGTGTGGTTAAATCCTGGCATGCGATTGCGCAGTGAAATAACTCTGCCAGTACAAGGACTGACTGTGAGTGATCTGGGACGAGTAGAGCTACAGGTAGTTAGATTGACAGAATGTTCAAAACCCATGCTATATGGTCGTAATCAGTAGCAAATAGTTTAAAAATCCATTATAATATATGGATACACTACCATCAGGAGATCACATGCCCGCTTCAAACGAACTAGACAGCATCAAAGATGCTAGCCAACAGTTGCAAGATGTTGGCATGTACATATTCATGGGCGATGTTTCAGCTGAAACTGTCAAGCCCATAGCCGAATGGATCTTGGTCGAAAATCATGCAGTCAAGAAAAAGAAAAAAGAACTGTTGCTCATGATATGCAGTCCAGGAGGCGAAATGGAACCAGCGTTTGCCCTGATCGATATCATGCAGTCCAGCAAGATTCCAGTCAAGACAGTGGGTCTGGGTCAGATAGCCAGTTGTGGACTCATGATATTTCTGGCAGGTACTCGGGGTCGACGGGTGCTTACACCCAACACATCAATCTTGAGTCATCAGTATAGTTGGGGAACTGAAGGCAAACATCATGAACTGTTTTCCATGACCAAGGAATTTGACTTATGCCAGACTCGCATGATTGAACTGTACAAAGCAACCACGGGACTGGATGACAGTGTGATACGGGAACGACTGTTGCCGGCCACAGATGTATGGCTCAGTGCCAACGAAGCACTGGCACTGGGTATCTGCGATTATGTGTCGGATCTGGGCAAGTAGATCAACGTTGGCGCTTGCGTCCCAGAGACTTTTCAGTACCCAAACGTCCGTTATCGCCTGTGGCCTTAACTGAGCTTCTGGGCGGAATATAATCAACCAGCTCGCCGGCTTTATCAGCACTACCTGTAGTGGCAGAGTCTTCTTTGTTAGGTACAGCCTTGGGTTCCTTGTTGATATTGAATACCAGTTTGCCGCCCGAACTGGCAGTTGAGCTGTAACTCTTGGATGCCTCAAGGGTAACTTCGGTAAACAGCTTGCTGGGCCATACTGTGTTGAATCCCTGGATCACAAACTCGTCTCGACCTTTTTTGGCTTCGGTATACATCTGCACAAAGGCTGAATTGTTCAAGATATCAGCAGCAGCCTCACTGAAATTGGTCTTGGTATTGATCTCGTTGCAGACTTTGTAGGCAATACTGGACACCATGTGATTGATTGGTATGATCTTGCTGGCATCGTCAGCGGTGCGGTCGTGATAGATTTTTTTGAGATTGACACTTAGCCCCGGTACTTGATCAATATCAAAGTTTGGGTCCCCGCTGTATTTTGTCAAGTCCATGACTTGTTTGGCTTCTGCCTGGGTGATCATGCCTAAATCTATGGCCAGCTCTAATGGACCAGTGTTGTGATCCCCTCGATCTATAGTTTCCAAAATGTCTATGGTATCAGCATACTGTTCTCTAAATTGTGTCATACCGGCTGCTTCAAGTTCGCGCACACTTTTTAATAGATTTACGCTGGATGCCATGGCACCCTTGGCCCCTTTTGAGCTCAACTTGATCTGCTTGCCAGCAGGATTGATCAAGAGACTGTCGTAGAGATTTCCTGAAACCGATTGATTGAAACTGACCACACAATCTGCAAATGACCCATCCATGAATACCTCGGCAGCCTTGGCAGCGTTTCCTCGTACCGGAATACCACGTATCAGTACTATAGGTTGTAGCATTTCGCAAAAGTAATCTCTGAAGCCGGCAAAATCCATGTTACCGGCTGGCACTGTGACTGGAAAACTGTCGGCGCTAGAAACTATTTCAGCGGCACGATATTCTGCGCTGTCCAATCCAAACCTATCTCCAATCTGTACCAGGATGGATTCGGGAGTTTGGCTCTTGAATTCGGTCAAAACATCGCTGGGCTTGTAACCTGCTTTTTCTTTGCTGCCACGAGCATCACCTTGGCTGAATCCGCCTGGTATGTCATCGGTTTGGAAGAATTTGTTTTGATCGTGGACAGGTTTGATGGTTTGTGCGAATTTGGCCAGATAGCGTGTGCCAACCGCGGTATCAAATGTTGCAATGGCAAATGCTCGATTGCTGTTGCTAGGTTGATTGACCTGCTCAATGGGATGACCGATCTCTGCTTGGACCTGATCAAAAACACTTTCTGTTTCTTCTCGAGTGGCATAATTGCCTACTTTGGGATAGAATGTGAGATTTTGGAAAACGATTTGGTCATCTGGATTATCTCCTCGCTTGTACACAGCACCAGGTTTACGGCCACTGAGTCCGCGGCTTTCGGCCAGATTATCGAGTAAGTTTAAAAGATCGCGCATTTGATTTTTTCAATTAAGTATAATATACTTATGGAAGATCAACTATATACTAGTTCAAATTCACCACCAACTACTACACATGCCCAATCAATCTATATTTTGCAACTCTCCATGGTACGAACTCCATGTCTATTGGGATGGTAGTCTAGGAATCTGTTGCCAAGAATCTCACAAACTGTATTCGCCAGATCAGACACAATACAATATCAAACACATGACCATCATGGAATGGTTCAACAGCGAGCCAGTACGAAATTTTCGCAACAGCATTTTAGGATCAAGCAAGGTTTCTCAGTGCAGTCGTTGTTATAGTGAGGAGGATCATGGCGGTAACAGCCGGCGTTTCAAAAGCAATCAAAAGAGCGTAATCTTTACTCGTACTGCGTTTAATGACAGTTTTCCACAAAGTCCTGGTTACAAACATTTTTCTTACAGTGCCGACCATGACGGTTATTCTACCAGGCATCCAATAGATTTGCATATTGATCTAGGAAATTTTTGCAATTTGGCTTGTAAAATGTGCGGACCCGAAGCCAGTAGCACCATTGCCAGTCAGCAGGTCAAGTGGGGCATAGAATCCAGTAGATCATATCTGGGCACTGACTGGACCAAGGACCAGTCAGTCTGGAACGATTTCAAACAGCAGTTGTTGGAAATACCACAACTGACCAACCTGCATTTTATGGGTGGTGAGACCTTGTTGACTCCGAGAATGGAGGATCTGGTAGATACCATGATCGAGCATGAAAAATTTGATCTGTGTTTCAGTTTTGTTTCCAATGGCACTGTGTTCAAGCCTGATTTGTTAAACAAACTGAAACAATTCCGTCGCGTGGGCATTGAGGTCAGTATAGAAACTCTGGACGCTCGTAATTCGTACACTCGTCAAGGCACAGATACTGCACAAGTTTTGGAGAACATTCAACTTTATCTTGATTATTGCAACAACAGCTCGATCACACTGACGTTGAGACCGGCAATAAGTCTGCTGACTATTGGGTCCTATGTTGGACTGTTACAGTATGCTCTGGATCGCGAATTGATTGTAAAAGGCCTGATCTGTCAGACGCCTAGATTTTTGAGTGTGGAGATATTGCCTTCTGAGATAAAACAACTGTATCGACCGCAGTTTGAAACATTCCTGGAATCGATTGAAGATGTGGAAATTGGTGGTGATTACAATGCCAGTGATCCGCACAACTACAAAAAAATAATCAAGGAACAGGCCAAACTGTGTTTGAATCTACTGAAAACCGCGACACCGCCCGACAGTGATCAGCAGTTGGAATTGATGACTCGCCATTGCGAACGTTGGGATCGTGTGTACGGGCACGACGCCATGCTCCTGTTTCCTGAATTACAAAACATACTGTCGCAACACACCTATGACATATCCAGTTAAACTGTCGGTGGTATTACGACCCATCTGGCACGCCGAACCGCCGCAGATACGGGTAGGTATTGAACCCGATCTGACCAAAATTTGGTTGACAGAAACTACCAAATTTGATTTTGAGTTTGAAACTGATCAGCCAGTCTGTCTAAGCGTGGAATTTTTAAACAAGACTGATCAAGATTGTATTCCAGATCAAATTTTGGACAAAGCCGTGGTCATAGAATCTGTGAGTTTTTTTGATATCACAGATCCTAAATTTGCGTGGGCTGGCATCTATGAGCCTGTATATCCCGAACCATGGGCAACCCAACAACGCAATCAAGGTGTTGTACTAGAGCAACAGCTTAGTCTGAATACCTATTTGGGGTGGAATGGCAAGTGGACGCTGACATTTGGTGTACCTGTTTTCAGCTGGATACACCATGTGCAAAATCTGGGTTGGATTTATGATTGACTCAAAATGGCTATTATAATATACTAATATTATGATAAAAATCCAGCAAAAACCACGTCGAACCCGGTCACACATGGTGTTGTTTATTCGCAACACTCCATTCCGCCCCCAGCGTGTGGAGCCCAAAAACCTATATCGTCGCCAAGAAAAACACAAGAATCGTGTGGATTTTGGTTGACCCAAAACGGCATTTCGGTTATAATAGTAGTATATTAACAATAAGGAGTAGATATGACAACAGTTCAATTTGCAGGTTTTAGTCGTTTGAATGGTGAGTTAAAATTCCGTACTGCCAACGACGTCAAACGTATCGATCAGTTGCGTAAACTGGGCGACACTGATGTGGTTATCCTTGCATTGCCTACAGAAATGACCAAGAATGATGCTGCTCGGTTTGTGCTCACTAACTTGGCTGTCAGTTATCCAGATTTCAATAATGTTGAAGCAACGGCTTTATTGGAAGGGTTGATACAAGATAAGAACCCGTCAGCCAAGCCACAAGCTCAAAAAAAGCCACGCAATCCGGTCAAAGTAACAGTACCAAACATGGCCAAGGTCAAGTTGACTGGTGCCACGGTCAAGTTTGAAAAACTCACAGCCAAACAGGCTGCTGAGATCCGTGCCGAATTCAACGAACAGGTGCGAGTCGCATTCGAAGCCAACTGACATGTACACAATCACAATCTTGCTGGATCTAGAATAGCTCATGCGAATAAATCTAATTGGACAACGCAACAGTTCGGGCATTGGCAATCATTTTGCAGCCTTTGCAGATGCCATACAGGCACTGGACACTGTGGGTAGCTGTGTGCAGGAACTGGATTTCCAGAATACCGATGCCATAGTGTCGGCAGCACGTGCCAGTACCGAACAGGATGTGACCATCAGCTTTGTGGGCATGAACATACACGATCTGTTCCGAGGCACCCGGATACAGTGGATAGTTTTTGAAAGCACTCGTATTCCAGTCGATGTGTTACGGTCGGCTGAACAGGCCGATCTGGTATGGGTACCTACCAAGTGGGGACGGGATGTCTTGATCGCCAACGGCATCGACAGTGACAAGATAGACATAGTGCCCGAAGGTGTCAATCATACCTTGTTCCATCCCCACGCTAGATCCCAGCAACCGCGTCCTTTTAGATTCCTGATCGTGGGCAAGTATGAAGTACGCAAGAGCTATGCCGAGCTGTTTGAAGCGTTTGGTCGCACATTTGGCAATGATCCGGGCGTGGAACTGGTCATGAAAAGCGACTACTTCCGCAACGGTGATGCCAAGGCCCAGCAGATGATTGCTGCGATCAAGAGTTACGGATTTGACAACTGGCGACTCAACTGGGGTTATGCGGATCTCACAAGCATAGCCGAAATGTATCGCACCGCAGATGTGTTCTTGAGCGCACCCAGAGGCGAAGCCTGGGGCTTGCCCATCATAGAAGCAGCTGCCAGTGGCTTGCCCATTATCAGCACCATGTACTCGGGTCATGCTGAATTTCTCAAACCCATACGCACCAGTGTGCTGGACGTGGCCTGGAATCTGCGTCCTGTGGACTGTGACGAATACAAAAGTTACTATCCATTTCCGGATGGCGACTGGGGACAATGGGCGGTGCCTAGGATAGCCAGCATCCAACAGGCCTTGCAAACGGCACGTGACAATCATGCAGACTTGAGCGCAAAGGCACGGGCCAACAGCACAATCATACGGTCTCGATTTACCTGGTCAGCCAGCGCCGATCAAGCAGTGGCCAGCCTAGAACTGCGAGGACTGATCTAGTGTACACTTATCATGCCCAAAACACCTGTGTGCCCAGATCAGATCTCAGAGCCCGGTTGTTCATGATCGGTCATGTTGACTTGTACGATTTGGTCAATCACAATCCTGATCTCAGAATGGTACCCATACAATATCTGGAACCCATGAGATCTGCTCTCAAGCAGTTGGGTTATCGAGCCCGGATCCGCTACCGAGGACCGCACAAACAGCAACAAGACACGCACAAACATCTTGCCAGAGCTTTTACCGTTTACTTTAAGGAACCGTTGACATGTATGCTTTGATTTTCCTAGCTGTCACAGCCGGCACTAGTCCGGCCATTTTGGGCACCTATCACACACAAAACGCCTGTCAGCGAGTTCTGCGTGCAGTTTGGCAAGCCAGAATGTTTCCGCCCGGTGTTGCAAACACGCCACAGACACAGCAAGCGGTTGACATAAAATTGCAATATCAGAGAGATTTCCTGTGCATTCCTGTTGATCCAGATTGACCAAACGGTTGACCCAAAATGACAGATCGGTTATAATAGTAGTATAGTAAACAACAAGGAGCATTAAATGACTGAATTCGAACGTAATTGTTATGGTATCTCAGAAGCACAAATCCGCAGAGATTATTTACAAGGCATCAGTGCCAAACTCAGCGGTCTTGAAATGACAGCCATGGGTGTTTTGAGTGATGCTCAAGAAATGTTGACAGGTGGCGCCAGCAAAGATGCTGTGCGTAAACAGATCAACATTGCCAAGTTTATCCTGTGTGAGATACTTGAATCCAAACAAACAGCCTAAGAACCACTATGGGTTATGTAGTCTACGAAAAAGAATATGGTGGTGCCCAACACTACTACAAAAAAGAGTCTGTAGCGAAAGCCCAGGTCACTAGACTGAACAAACAGCTCTATGCCGGGTATGGTAGAGAAGTAGCTTACTGTAGTTGGGCCGATTATGAACTCATGTTGCAAGGTATGGATCCAGCCCAGATTAGATTTTATAGATTTGTCTCGCACCCCCTAAACACCTAAGGAGCAGATATGTACAAAAGTGACGTTACCGAATATGACACC